CGGGAACGCCGTTCCAGTTCAGGCTAACCAAGTTCCGGCGAGTGAACAACAAGAAGTGGTTTCAGGATTGTCGTTTCTTCACCGCCAATCACACAGCTATGACCAAGAAGTTGGCTTTGGACCCGCGCTACTACCTGAATATCTATGTCTGTCAGACTGATCGGCTTGGATACGGAAGCCTGCCCGGCTTCCCGTTTCCCGCTAACGACAAGCGGCAGAGCGTGCTTCTGCACCCGGGAGCACTTCCCCACGGATTGGGTGACGAGCGCTATAGCTATTACGGCTTGACAGCGGTTCACGAGGTCGGCCACTACCTTGGTCTATGGCACACCTTCAACGGAGGCTGTGCCGGCGGGGACGAGGTTGATGACACGCCCCCGCAGGATAGCCCCACTTACTCCTGCGATAGCTTCGATACTTGCCCAGAGCCTGGGAGGGATGACACCTTCAACTTTATGAACTATGCGGAGGATAAGTGTTGGAATCACTTCACGGTGGGGCAAGTAGTGCGGATGATCCAGATCACTTCTGCGTTTCGCCCAGGATTGGTTCGCTAGCGCCGACCTAGAGGAGGCTCCGTGCGCCGCCGCCACTTCTGGCTAAGCATTCTCGTAGCGTTCTCGCTCTTGTTTCTCCTCGGCGCTGGCGAAAACAGCTTGCCCGTGGGCCGTTTTCAGCTATTCCAGGGGACCTACTACCACCATGTCTTCACAGCCGACCGGAAGGTCGCGAGCAGGGAGCAACAGGTAGGGGTCTTTCTATTGGACACGGCGACTGGAGAAACGAAGCTGTACATCAGCTCAAGCTTGGCCTCGGGGTGGGGCCGTGTAACCGACATCCGAATTCCCGAGTAGGGCCGGATTTACAATGGCTAGGGGCTCGAGCGCCTTCTGGAGGGCCGGACTTGGGACCGCCCTTGTGGTTTAGCGGCGCTGAAGCGCGCCGCCCCTCACCCTATCGTTCTGGTTCGGCCAGCGCGGCGTCGATGGCCGCCTTTTCAGCTTCGGCCCACTCTGACCAATGCGGCTGCGGGAGGTAGTCCATGCTGTCTCCAGCATGCTCATGGATCTGGCTGTTGTACCAGACGGCCGACTCGATCCAGGACCCGGTAGCCTCGCGATGCCGGTTGCGAAGGTGCTGCTGGCAGCGCTCGGCCGCTTCGCGGGTCCGGTGGTTGTGGCCGCAACTCCTGCGGATCGAGGGGGCGATCGGATGCAGATCCCGGTCCACGACCTCTCCATCCTTGACGATGACGGTATAGACGGTGGGCTGTGGTGCCCCCATCTCCACCAACAGCTCCCGGATGCTCGCATAGGTCACAGGGTTCGCGCATTCCTGGACGGCGCGCTCCGGGGCGCGGCCGGTGCCCCAGCCGCCCGCTCGATCAGAGCACCAGCAGCCAGTTCGGTGCCCAACCGAACCCGGCAGGCGATCCGCCTCGATGGCGAGCGCGGTGTAGTCCACGACGGCGGCCCATCGCGAGCCGACGCGGACAGCGATAAGTCCAGGACGGAGAGTTTTGGCGTTCATGTGCCGTTCCTCCTAGGTTTGCCCCGACTTGGGACGGGGCGTGTGGTTTACAGGGCTGCAGCCCTGCCCTCACCAGCACCAGTTTACTTGATGATGGTGCTCGCACCTCGGCGGCAGTCCTCTGCGCGTTGCTTCAGGGCAGCGATGTCGCGCTTCGCGAGTTCCCCGGCCGCGATGGGATAGCGGCGGGCGGCTTCCTCGAAAAGCACCGCGGCGGTCCCGAACCGGCGCTCTTCTTCGGCCTTGGCGCCGAGCTGCCGCAGAGCCGCCGTGCTGAGCCGGTCCCAATCTTCCATCATGCCGCGGATCGTTTCGCGCTGTTCTTGAGTCGTCATCGTAACCCTCCAGAGCTGAGGTCGAGCATGAGCGCTCGCGGGGCGGCACCTCGGGGGAGATGCCGTCGCCGTGAAAGCTCAGGCGGGAGCCTGAATCAAGGCTCGGAGTTCCGGGAGTTGAGCGTTGAGCTTGGCGATGTTGCGGCCGGTGGCGCGCTTGCACCAGTAAGACCGCTTTGCCCAACCAAACCGCTCAGGCTTCCCGCTTGGTGCGACGCGGATGATAAGCCAGCGGGTGATAGTGCCGGCGCAGTATGCCTCGCGCACCTCGAAGGAGGCCGGCGCGCCGTGGTTTGGCTCGCCCGGCGCGTTGATCGTTCCGGCCACCAGCTCGACGAGGCGCGCATCCTTCGGAATCGTCTTCAGCGCGGCACTCACTTGGCACCGCCTTTCCCGGCCCGCCCGATCGCCACCTGACACGCCACGAACGCATCGAGTTGCACCGTGGCGACGTTGGGCTTGGCTGCCTTCGACACCCAGGCGACGCACGAGTCAGCGTCGAGGGTGGTAAGGATCCACTGCGCCGGCCTGCCGTCTGCGGTGCGGGTCGGATCGGCGCCCTTCGCTTTGCGCTGGTAGTCCTCAGCGCCGACAACCTTGACCGTGATGGTAGAGACGGGCTTGGTCACGTGGCGGGGAGCCTTGTCGGCTGCGTGCGCCGCGCTCATGCCGGCGAGCGCCAGGCCTTCCAGGGCGAGTAGCAGCGCGGCGTGCTTCAAGGAGCGGCGGACATCGAAGTTCTCGGTCATGGCATCCTCCTGGGCGGTGCGCCCGGTTCCGTCGTCTGTGGGTACAGTACGCCAGCCGAACTGTGGGTACAACAGGTGCCCTGCTCACAAACTGCGCAACCGCGTGCATGTACCCACAAACACGGCACTTAGACGATGCTTGCATGTGGGTACAGACTCGTGCTATCGTCTTCGTGTGCCTACCAAGGTCCGCCACTTCCGCATCTCCGACGAGGATTACGAAACGATGAAGGCAGCGGCCGCCGCATCTGCCCAGCAAGAGGGGAAAGAGGAATGCGGCGAGCGGGTGCTCTCGGCATGGGTTCGAGCGGTCCTCGTCCGCGAGGCTCGCCGGGTTCTTCGCCGGAAGAGAGCGGAAGCCCTGCGGCCGGAAGGAGGGCGCGGGTGAAAGTCGATGTGTATCTGAAGCTCCCAGAAGACGCGCCGGTTAGAGAGCTGCTGCGTGAGGCGATCCGAAAAACGGGCGCCCTCAAGCTGTACCGCGAGGCGCCCGATGGATGCTGAAGCTGGAAGTCATACAGCGGCGGTTGAGGTGGACGTGCGGCGGTTCTGTATCCAGCTCGGTCGCCCCGTCGCTCCCTCCGACCTCATGCGCCAGTACCGCATCGGCTTCAACCGCGCCTGCTCCCTCCTGGAAGGCCTCGAGACCCGCGGCGACCTCGCGCGCGTCGAAGGGGTGCCGATGGCCTGGAGGGTTGTCGAGCCAGCCAAGCGAAGGGGTGGGGTGATCGGCTACTCCCTCAGCCTCTCAGCCAAGGAGCGCGCCGCGCTGCTGCGGCTCCTGGACGCCACGCTGGCGACCTGGCCAGAGTGCGCGATGGTCGAGCAGACCGCAGACCTGCCTACCCTCCGCGCCGTCCGTGCTCGGATGAAGCGGGAAGGAAGGAAGCGATGATCCACTACGCGAACGAGCTACATGCCCCCGGCGCCGCCTTTGTGGTGCCCGCCTGCTTCCTGATCCGGCCCATCATCGACCTCGGCTCCCTACCCGTCATGGACGCGCTCATCGAGTTTCACCGGCACAGGGATCGGTTGCCGCCGGTGGAGTGGGTGCTGCCCGGCGGTGGACGGACCTTGACACCGGGTGTATCCTGGGGCCGCAACCCGCGAGGGAGCGGGGAACCCACCACAGAGACGAGATAAGCACTTTACGCCGAGGAAGTCCCGGCGCGCAGCCCGCCACCTCGGGAGCCCCGGCAGCCGTGAAGCAGGAGAGCTGCTCTGGAAAAAGTTATGCAGCTTCGCCTCCGACCGCCCATCCCGAGCCTGTCGCTACGACCCTTCTAGAAAAGTCGAAATGTGCATAGCGGCGGATAATAGGCATTATGTCAACCTGAAAGGCAGGGCTGCGCGCCGTCGTAAGCTGCTGATTCGAGTGGACTTGCGGCCGCGACAACTCTTCGCCGGCGCGCTGCTCTTGGCGCCAACACGTTGCTATGCGAAAGGGTTGCCCTCTATCCACCGTCCTCCCGCTGAATCTGCGGTCTGCTAACGGCGCTTGGAGTTGCAGAGCTCGGGATTGAAGCCACCCCCGGTTGGAAGTTGAACGCGCCACGCTAGAAATCTACCCCTCTCTCCAGTCGGGCAGAGCTTTTAGGTTCGCTCATGCCGGCCTGAGCATGCCGCCTCACCTTGCGCTATTATCAGGGCCATGAAAGGAACGGCTATCGAGGAGTTCGCACGAATGAGCGCGTCCGACATCCGCCTCGACCAAACGCGACTCGCCCGGATTCTGCGCTGGATCCTGGTGGCGCTCTTCGGCCCGCGCGCCGGGTGCCACGCCCTCGGGCATGATATGCACTGGGCCACTTCGAGGAAGGGGACCAGCGGCGGCTTGATGAACCCCGACGAGTTCGAGAGGAGGGCTGGCGGTCCATGGCGCCGCGCTTCTGGCCGCACGACCCGAATGCTACTCCGCGCACTCGTCGCAATGGCTCAGGGCCGCGCGGTCGCCTTGGCCGGGCACAACTTCTATTACGGTCAGCAGCTCACCGCAAGGCTGCACGATTGGGCTCAGCGTCTCGATCTTGACCGTAAGCTGATCTGCAGGCCGGCCTATGCCTTGGAGGACGCCATTTCTCGCGAGAATTACTGGCGCGGGCGCGGACAGACTGATCTGCCAGACGTCTTTGAGGATCACCATGGTGGACCGCCGCGGGCTCCGGGAACCACCCGTCCCCAACATCCATGCTATCCTGAAGGCAGATGAGAGTAGGAGATAGGTGTGATCCACCCGTGGTTTACCGGGAGGCCGAAGAGATGATCTTTCAAGCGGCGCCGAAAGAATTCCGCCTAGAGATCACCAACACGACCCCTACGGAGAGTCCGGGAATTCCGCTCCGCGTGCTGTGGGGCCTTGGCGGTACGTGGGAGGTTTACGCTAAGCCGGAGAATTGGCAGGAAGCCGCCGCGCGACTCAGGGATCTCTTGCCACGCCTGGAGAACATGGAGCGCGGCTGGATTTACGCATTCGATGAGCGCGGCCTGCCAATTCAGCGCGTGGCAATTGGGGTGCTGCAATGCTGGCAAGAGGGCTTGGGATGGCAGGAGGAGCCCAGATGTTGGACCGATCCCCACGCGCCGTAACCCACTTCGCCCTGTGCCACCTTAGAGCGAGACCTGCTCTTCCGGTCCCGACTCAAGCGCCACGATCAACATCCGCCGGAATCGCAGCAATCTGGCGTCTGTCACCTCCACTCGGAAGCGCAGGGCCGTCCCCGCCCCCGGCGCCAGTTCGTCGAAGGAGAACTGGAGAACGTCTTCAGCGTCAGTCGTGGTCGGCCAGTTCTGGGCGGGCAGGGCAGTCCAGTTCTTGCCCCCGTCGCGGGAGACGCTGACGGTGATGGCGATCGTGCCGGTGCCCCCGAACGAGGTAGTCGCTCGGTAGCCCCACAGAACCAGCCGATGGGCGCACTTGAAGACCTCCGGAGCCCCGAAGTCCAGATCCTCCGTCGTGAAGCGGTATGTCGTCGTGGTGACGCCTGCATAGCGCCCGCTGTCCGGTGCGGCATCGAACTCAAAGACTCTGAAGGCGTCGGTTTGTTCTACCGAAGCGTCGAGATTCCAGAGGCCGGCCAGGCCGCGCAGGACGTTCGCGCTGATGGCAAGCGCGTAGGAGTGGTCGGAGACGGCTCCGATCGGCACTGCGTAGCCCTGAGGCCACCAGCGTCCGCTTTCGGTCTGGTACAACCACCCGAGAGTCGTAGCGGTGGACGGGGCGTAGAGCGCGTACCACTTCCACGCCACGTCTACGGATGCGTGCCAGGTGTCGAAGTCGGGTGCGGAGACGGCCTCGAGGCTCGGCTTGATGGGGTCGCTGATGACGACGCTGCGGTTGAGGTCGAATTGGATGACACTGCCGGTCGAGGCCATTCCGTACTCGGCGCCATCCATCTCCCTGAGCGTCCTGGGGGCGCGCACGCCGATCGAGGCGAGGGAGCGCTGATAGCGCAACGGCGGGTCCGAAAGGCCGGTCGGGTAGCCGAGCACCACTCCGTTGTCGTCATGAAGCGTGATCGTGTTACCGATTGAGCCCATGGCGTTGATCCGCGGCGCCGATAAGTTGATGATTGACACCCCCCCCGGCGAGACGGTCCAGACCGCATCGTTCAGATGCGACGAGTCGAAGACCAAGTTCTGCTGGCCGGCCACGATCACCCGGCCGTCCTGCAAGACCCGCAGGCCGCAGCAGCGGTTGAACTCGGAAGCGTTGTCCAGGCCTGCCGCTAGGAGATTCTTCGCGAAAATATAGACCCCGGCTCCGGGTCCACCGAAGATGTTCTCGACCTTGATGACGGCAGGGACCGCCGCCGCCGAAGATGACGTGCCGCAGTAGCTGCCGGCGACGTAGAGAGTCCCGTTGCCGGGGCCTGTCGCCACTACCCCAAAGACGTTGTTCACGTCGGCCGGCGAGCCTTTTGCTCCGCCGCCTGGAAAGACGCGTACGATCTTGTAGGCCAAACCGCCGCCGGTCGTGCCGGTGAAATTCGAGCTGAGCGTTGCCGTCGTCTCGCCCGTGATCGAGGCGATCTTGTAGTATGTGCCGGAGATGAGAATGAGGGCATTGGCCGTGATGCCATGCGTCTGCCAGAGCATGCCGCCGGCCCCCGAGATGCTCGCGCTGCCGTTGGTGGCGGTGATGGTTCCGGTGGTGTAGATTGGCGTAGCGAGGAATTTAGCCCCTGAGAGGCCGGGTCGCACCCAGATATTCCGGTTGGTGACGTAGATGAAGCAGATGTCGCTCGCTCCAGCCGCAGTCACAAAGGGAACCATGATCACCTGAACTGGCGTCTCGCTGTCGTCACCAGTGCCGGGCAGGAAGTTGTAGTCCGGCGTGAGGCCGGGACCGGGCGGAATGAAAGCCGGTCGCGGCTGGAGCTCGCCGTCGCGCTCAACGAGGTTCAGGGCATCTCGGAAGATGTACGGCGATCCCGCCTCCGGATCCATAGAGCGCGGGGGGAGGGTCTGGTGGTAGCCGAGCGCGAGGTTGCGGTAAAACCTGCGAATCTGTGCTGGCATAGGTCAGGACTCGTCGCCGAAGAAATCCGCCGGAATGCCGAAGTAGGTGAGCTTATCTTCCCATGGCATCCAGGCCGTGTAGGCGTCGGACTTCAGGAAATCCAGAAGCTCAACGCGCGACTCGAAGACCAGAAGGAGTTGCGGCAACGGAAGGGGCTCGAAGCGCCACGCGGATTTCGTCCAAGGGTCAGAGCAGGCGCTTTCGGGCTCAAGCTCAAGCACGTATCCGGCCGATATGCCCGAATAACCGATCTGTGAACCAATATAGCACCAGTTGCGCTTGTCCGGACCGAATGTCACGAGGTGGTCACCATGGCCCTCAGCGGCCTCGGCAGCGAGGATCTCCGAAAGGCGTTGTACCGTCATCCGCTCGTTCACGATTCACCCTCTGTGCCCATCCCGAAGTAGGGCGGCGTGTTCTTGTGGTGAAGCACCAGCCGTCGATTCCTCCCGAGGGAGTTGATACCGACGAGGCGTGTCGGGTCGACCTGGCTTAGCAGATGCTCAGCCCGGTCCAGCATCTCCTGGCGGTCGGGGAGGGGAAGGTCTGCGGCCTTGCGCTCGGCCAGGAACTCGTCGAGCGCGCCCTCGATCCCCGGTTTCAGCCTCTCGAAGTCCAGCTTGACGGCCGGCGTGATGTCCACTTTGCGGGGGTGGCTCTTCTCGGCGCGCCCCTTCCGAGCGGCGTGGACCGCCTCATCAGAGAGCGGAAGCGGAGGCGGATCTAGTTCCGGCGTTCCGCGGTCGACTGCTGGGATCTCGTCTTCTGGTTTTGCCATGGGGAAAGTGTACTACGACAGCCGTTCAACCCCGCCACTTCGGTCGCACTCGCTCCAGGGTTCTCCGCGCAAACGCATCGACATACCGGCGCCGGCTCTCGAACTCCCGCCCCGCCACCTCGGCGAGCGACGGCTTCCAGTGGGCTGGCCCCTGCGCTAGGGCGTCCGCCAGGTCGCACGCTACGTCCTCATTCATCGCGCCCTCGAGCTGACGGAACAGCTCGCCCCTCTGATCCTCCGGGCCGATATGCAAAGCCCCGTTGTTGAGCCAGGGGCTCAGGATCTCGCGGAAGACCCACAGCTTGCTCTCAGTCGTCTTCTCGCCCTCTTGCATGCGATGAGAAAGGCGAGGCAGCTTTACGCCGCGGCTGATCCGACCATTGGAGACCGGAGACATCCAGTTCGGATTATTGCGCTCCTGGGACTCGACGAAGGAAAGCAACCAGTGCTGCGCACCGATGCTCTCCCAGGTTATGAGCTTCGCCGGCCAGAGACGGTACAAGCGCAGTAATTCCGACGCCTGGCCGTGGAGGTCTGCATCTCCGGTCCAGCGGTCCAGGACGAATGCGTGGCCGTCTGGAGCTACGCCGACGACGACGATCGCCGCCGTAGTGGGGCGCTCGGTCGTGGTTGAAGCCCGGCGATGCGCCTTCAGCCGGTGGAGCGGATCGAAATGGAGGTAGATCGTCAACTTGGAGAGAGGAACCACGGACTCAATCGGGACCGGGCGAACGTAGCCATCCTCCGTCAAGTCGTCAGGATCGAATTTGAAGGAGCTGTATTTGATGAGCGTGCGCGCCGGATTGGCCCACCGATAGGCGGCCGCAGTAACGGCCGACATGTCGAAGAGTGGATTTTCGTTGTCCTCGCGCAGGAGCAGATACTGCGTGCCGAAGATCGGATCCTTCGACAGGACCTCGGAGATGTACCACTCAGGAAAGCGCTCCGGCCATATGGACTTGCCTTCCCTATCCCAGATTGGCCGCCAGAAAATCTTCCACGAGCTGCTCTCGTTGTCGGCCTCCGTTCGCCAACGGGAGCTCTCGCGGATCTGGTAGACGAGCGGCTTGCGCCCCCACGGTGTACCCACCACGATAAGCTGGCTTTGGGCGGGGTAGCGGAGAAGGGGAATCGCCCGCTGCACCAACTCGAAGGATTGCTGGTTCGGCAGTGTTGATTTTTTGGCATCAGCACCCTCGGCGTCATCAACATCTATGATGTCTGGATGCTTGCCCTCTAATTTTGTTTCAACTCCACCGTAGGTGATCGCGTCGTCTACCATCGGATCGGTCTTGATGAGTTTCAGGCGCTCGCTGTTGCTGCCCTCCATTCCGGCGGGAAAGCGGTGGCGGTAAAGCCAGCGGATGTATTCTGACCGCGCCGAGTTGGTGAGGAGGTCCATGATCTTGGTGAAGTGGAGGTTCTTCGCGTTCTCGGCCGAGTTCGAGAGGATGAGCGTCGCCAGATTGACGATGTTGAGGCAGCGCCATAGGAGGTAGAGACGCACCCAAAAGGACTTCGCTGTGCCGCGGGCCATGCAGATCAGGGCGCGCAGGTAGGGGTGATGGGGTGCTCGACCCTCAAGAAAGGCGCAGAGATCTCGATGGATCTCGCCTACGGTCGGGTTGCCATCCTCGTCTTCAGCGGCGAGGCCGCAGATGCCGACGCCGAAGTAGAACAAGGAGCGGCGGGACTTTGCCAGCTCTTGCTGGCGATAGTCTTCGGTCAGGACCGAGGCGGGGATGATGTCCATCAGGCGAGAAATCCTGCGGCATCTCCGGCAGGACTCCTGCTGCTTCGCGGCTTGACGCGCATCTTCGTGAGGCGCGCCGCAGCCTCGGCAAGGGGATATCCGAAGCACTGCGTCAGAATCACCAATTCCTTGAGGTGTGCAATGCTGAAGCCTTCACTTGCCTCCACGTAGGCTTCCAGGCAGCCGTTGACCAGAGCTGGAGCCTTCGCACGCAGGAAGATCTCCCTTGCCGCTCGGTTCGGCATCCCGATGTATTTCACCGTGTCGAAGCGCGACGGACGATCTACGAAACGGGCGTCGAGATCTTCTGGGTAGTTCGTCGTGGCCACGAAGACGATGTTGTTGATCTGTGCCTCGCCATCGAGCAGCGCGAGATACTCGTTCTCGCCGAAGCGCTGGACTAGGGCGTCGAGATCTTCGAAGATGGCGACTACGGGTCGCTCTGGCTCGACGCGCCGAAGAAGCTGGAGGCATTCGGCGGCAGGGTGTGGCGCATCGACTAGAATAGCCACACCCTGCTCCTCCATTACGACGAGCTGGCAGATCTGGTGGACAGTCACCGTTTTGCCGCTGCCAGCCGGCCCCCATAGCATGACTCCACGCTTATGGAGGAAGCCGTGCGCAGCGAACTCGGACTTCATCGCTCGGAAGGACCGTACTTCCAGTAGGACATCCTCGCTGGCCGAGTCCGGAAGGGCCACGACGCCGTCGAGTTCGATTGACTGCCGCAGGAAAACCGGACCAATCCGATCGCTTAACTCGCAACGGTAGAGCCCCGGCGGAATCGTTTCATGGGCCTTCGCTACACCGTAAAATGCGTTATCAGCTTGCGCCCAACAGGCGGACATGGCCGTACCGGCGGGCCGGAAAATGCAATCGAACGGTTGCTGAGGAGCAATCCCCGCCTGGCCGCCCCCTCTTCGGAGTTTCGTGCCGACGGTTTCGAAGAATGGATCATTGCCGGACATACTTGCCTCTCCCATGAATGGGCATCGCCCCCTCAGTCCCGCCCACCCTCTCCAATTCGTTTCGCCTCCCGCGCCGGCACGTTGAGCCGTGTACCGTCAGGACCTCCCTCGTCGGAGAGAGGCTGCATCTTGATCGCGAGGCCCATGAGTTTCAACGCGTCGGGCGGGAAGTAGAAGACAGGCCCCGTCTCATCATCGCGGGACTTCTTGGCCGATCTCCGCCCCGAGAACTCCGCCAGCGCGGCGAGCTTCTCCTTGGGCCTACCCTCTGTCAGCGCCACCGCGAGAGTCTCGCCGGCCACGCGGTCTTCCACATCCTCCGCCCACTTATCGAATGTCCGCGGTCTAGCGAGATAATCTGCCTTCTCTTCTGTCGCCGCAAGAATCGTCGTGTAGTGGAGATGTCCGCGAAGCCGTGCCAACTCTTCGGGAGAGTTGCCGGTGCGCTCCTCGAGCTCGACATCTGTGAGACCGTAGAAGCGGTCCAGGATGGCGAGGTTCCGTAGCGCCAGAAAGACGCGAATGGTCAGTGGCGGCCGAAGCCCGATGAAGTCTGAAAAGCGCAAATGCTCCGCCAGCAGCAGAATGAAGTTTTCGCTCTCGTGATCCTCCAGCGGGCCGGGTTTCGGCGCCTTTCTCCGTCGCGCCGGGAGTTGCGCCTTCTTCGGCGCTGGCGGCCGAGACTCAGGGATTGGCACCGAGGACTCCTATGAGCAGATCAGTCCTGTCGAGCGGGATCCGGGTCCGCTGCTCGGTTTTCGTCCAACTGGTCGCGCGAAAGAGCGCGCCAGGTTTCCTTCTTGGAATGCCCCTGATCTCGCCTTCGACGGCAACATGAAGGCCAAGCCGCAGGCCGGCGGTCAATCTTTTCGGGAACTGGACAGGTAGGTGGACCCGCGTCCTAGAATCGCCCGCCCGGCAATGGGCCACGATGAAGGTCTGCGTCCCATGGCCGTTGTAGCCGATCCTGTCCCACAAGAATCCCTCGAAGGCGAAGACCGACAACGGAGACCAGATCAGGGGCGCTTGCTTCGGCGGCTTGGCCGGCTTCGGAGCTCCGAACTTGGCGAGGCGAGCACGGTCCAAGTGGCCGCGCCGCCGCGGCAGCTTCTCCGCGATCCGGTAGTGGCGAGGCACCATGTATTCAGGGAGGCCACACTTCAGGAGATACCGCCGCAAGTTCCGCACGCGATGGGAGCGATCTACCGCAGCCGCTCGCGGCGAGACCGGTACCAGGAACGCCGTGATTTCACCGCGGCCTGGTCTGTAGACCACGCAGCTCTCTACGATGTCCGGGTGCTTGTCCAAATGCGCCTCGATCCGCTTCGCCGCGAATCTACGATCTTTGTAGCCTAGTATTGGCGATCCTAGAACATTCTTGCAGTTCTGAGCCTGCTCGCTTGTAAGATCTTCAATCATCGCGGCGCCCGGCGATCCCCTTCATCGAATCGGTCATCCAACGCAGTCTCTGCTCTGATGGAGCGGATAGCCTCTCGGGGATCCGGCGCCATGCCTACCTCGGCGCCGGGGCTGTTGTACCAGCCGAGAGCCTGCGCCGGCACGATCGTATGGATTGGTCGTTCACCCGTGAAGCCGAGCCCGAAGCCCTTCGAGACAGCGGGCGAGAGGAGGACGCGATCCCCCTCGTCGAACGGACCGCCACAACTCGGAGATTTCTTCAGGACCTCGGCGACTGGAGACCGAGTGCTCGTGCGGGCGTTGTCGGTGAGCGCGATCAGCCCTTCGTCATCCTGGAGGCGCTCGGCAAACATCTGGCCCGGTGGCGGCAGGAGGTAGGCCAGCGCATCTTCGTCGGCCATGGATCCGTTCCACTCGACGGCGTAGGCCATGACCTCGGAGGATGGCAGGAGCACGTAGTCGGGATCGCCAGCCAGGGTGAGCTTCGAACCAGAGTAGAGCGAGAAGGCAACGCGGACACCAGGGGCATAGCACGACGGCGCCTCAGGGCCGGCGGCGATGATCTTTCCCGTGTTGGGCTTGATCGCTTCGAGGCTGGCCTGTGGAGCAATCAAACCGCTCCGCCCGACGACTTCCGACTGCTCGTCCCGGTGGACAAGAAGATAACCGAAGGCGGGGACGAAGATGGATCTCGCCCTCGCCTCGCTTTCCAGCCGCGCCGCCTCGCTCACGCCGGCTCTCCCTTCACCTCTTCCTCGATGATTCCAGCGCCGCCGGTCCACTTCGCCACGTCCTCTTCGCGGGCGCGCACGGCGGAAGTGCGCGCTTCGAGATCATCCATTTCTGCGGCTACCACCTCAAGCAGGCGCATCTCGGCGTCGACCGCCCCGCCCGTCTTCTTCAGCAACTCGTACTTCATCCGTCCGGCTCGATCGCTCATCGCTTCTTTCCTCCCTTCTTCAGCGGTTGCTTGGGGATGACCCGTGTGCGCCCCGTCGGTATCCTGGCGCCCTTGCCAGAGATTCGGGCCTCCAGATCATCGATCTCGGCCGAAACAACCTCTAAAACACGCAGCTCGCTTGTCGCGGTCGAGCTGTGCGCAAAGGCTTCCTTCATCCGTTCTGCTCTGTCGCTCATTGGTATCTCCCCCTTGTCCCATTCGATCCGTTCGTAGATGCACCACGGCGCCCTCACATCGCTCACCTTTTCTTGCCTCCCTTCGGCGGAAGTTTCTTGCCGGTCTGTAGTGATTGGTGGGTCTGGGATTGCGCGATCCGGGCGGCCTTGCCCTTGTCGCCGGTCTCACGGACGATGGCCTGATATACCTTTTCGACTCGGCTCCCACGTGGCACGTTACACCTCCTTTACTCGGTCGTTCATGAATTCCCGCACCGCATCCCGTCGCAGTTTCCGAATGCCTGCCATCTTCTCCCGGTCAATCCCCTTCGGCAGCGCCTTGATGTCGGCCTCAACCTTCGCTAGGGCCTCGCGCAGAGGTTCCACATGGAACCCTGTGATTTCACGCTCGGCGAAGACGATGGAGTCCCGCAGCGCCCCCTCGAGGTCGGGGATGTCTCCAGCATCGAAGAGCACCTGATAGACCCGGTTTCGCGGCTCAACTGGTTTGGCGAGGATCGATCCATCCCTCTGGACCTGCAAGCCTGTGAACGTGAAGCCGCAGTCCAGCGCCAGGTAGCGAATCGCTCTCCGGAACAGCTCAATCCAGTAGCTCGTTCTGCCCTCGGCGCCGGGGGAGGCGTACTTCTCGGTCGGGTACGCGCCGCCGAAGCCCTGCGCGTTCTCAAGGAAGCCGATGACGAAGCAGAGGCGGAGCTCATCGCGGGTCAGGAATTCCCAAAAGGTGGGCACTGTAGCCTCCAGTGGTCGAACTCTCTATCCGCTCGATTGAAACAATCGGTCGCCGCAAAGCAGAAAAGCCGGTGGAGTCTCTGCAGCCGTAGTGCCAGAGCGATTCTCGCCAGACGACTGAGGATCATGAAAGCCCGGCGTTGCACCATCCACTCCTCGGAAATTATCGTCCTCATAGGTCCACCTGCTGATCTACGCGAGCTGCGCACAAATGCCAGCCGCTCCACCGCTGAGCGAAGTCGGGGTCGATTTTCGCCTTGATCCTCGCCCGCTCGATCACCTCGTCATGGGAAGAGGCGATCGGGAAGTGCCGAGGCGTGAGGGGAATCCACTTGCCGGCCCGGTGTGCGAGACAAGCCCAGACCTGAGGCTCCTGCCCCAGGATGATCACCGGGGACTCGGTCACTCGTGAATCCTCCGGCGCGTTGGTCGGATGCGCAGGCTCATGTCTTGGTGCCGCCGACGGTCAACGGAGTAGGCTTGTCGGCGGCGAGGTGCTCCCCCTAAGCGATTGAGAGCGAAACTAGACCACGCTCCATCCGGCATGCGGTAGTAGCCGCCGGAGCGGGGAGGATAGGGGGTCTGCCCTTCGTTTCTCACTCGGTCACCTCGGCGGCCTCTTCAGAAAGACTATTCCTTCCACGCCCCAGGGATGAACTATCTGGAGCGCCTCTCCCAGACGTTCCTCCAGGGCCGGCACATCCGTTCGGAAGTGGACCTCATCCTTACGCTGGCTCTTCTTTCCAAGGCCGAGTGATTCCAGCCTCGCGACATGGCGAGTCATCGCCGGCTGGGTGATCCCCAGCTCTCTTGCAAGCTGCGACACATACCAGGATTTTCCCGCCCCCAGGCGCAGGATTTCCCAGACGGTAGGGCACCAAAGGCTCCTCAGGAGATCTGAAACAGACCGAACGGCAGGGTCCGCGGTGAGGTCGGGGGCCATGTTGTATTGAGCATATCACGACTGCTGCCAGTATTGCAATCTCAAGGTTTCGGTCCCATTCTCTAAGACTTGTGAAGGTCCCTCTCAGTCCTCTACGCTTGGGTTGGGTGCCGTGCCAGAGCCGCTGACCACGGCACCCAACCCGCCGCAGGCCGCCTTCGACGGCCTCCTCTCGCTCGCCGAGCAGACAGACGTTCTCGCCCTGCTGGAGGATCTGACCGACGCGGATCGCCAGCCGGAAGTCGGCACCAAACCCGGCCAGCCACTCTCCGCCTCAGGCAGCCCCTCCGAGATCCACCTCTCCGACGACGAAAAAAAGATCCTGGTGAGGGAGTGTTGCGACTTGGTAGAGGAGTATCGCTCGGCGGCTCGCGAGAAGGACGAGACCGAACAGGAAATCCGCGACAGCTACCTACAGCGGCCGGATAACCAGCAAAGCGGCGCGGGCATGGGCTCGGCCGAGCAGGTCTCCGAGTTGAGTTTCTCCCAGATTGATCAGGCCGCTGCCCGCCTCACCACCAATATCCTCGGCGCCGATCCGCTGATCGTCGTGGACCCCGTGGCCGCTTCCTACGGTATCTCGCCACAGAGCATCGATCAGCTCGCGAAGGACGCCCAAGCGTTCCTCAACCCATACGTGATGGAAGAGATGGACTTCGAGCACCTGCTGCCGACCGCACTCCTGCGGACGGCCAAGGTGGGGAACGCCGTTTTCTATCTCCGCTGGGAAGAGGAGCGACGCGTGCGCTACGAGTGGGCTCGCGACAGCTCGACGCCAGTGCGCAAGGAAGACCGGATCGGCAATGTCACGGCAAAACTCCTCGACAACCAGAACGTTTTCCTGTGGCCGCCGACGATCCCCAACTGGCAGCGCGGCTACCAGATCGTCGGCCATGAGGAGACCCTGACGCCAGCCGCCTGGCGCGCCCTCGTAGCGACCTACAAGATCAGTGACGACGTGGTGCGGATCATCGAGAGCACGCCACCTGAGAGCGATTCTCCAGAAAACCGGGAGGCTGAGCGCCACGGCGTAGCAGCCGGATCCCTGCCCGACAGGAAGCTTCTGCGTCCGGTGACGATCGCCGAGGCGTGGTGCCATATGGCGCTGCCCGGCAAGATCGAACCGGACAAGTTCCAGATCCTCTTCCACCGCCCCACTCGGACATGCATTTGGGTCGGCTACAACGCGAATCATACCCAGAAGCACCCGTACCACCCGCTCCGCTATAAGTGGAGCGACAACTTCGCCTGGGCGCTCGGAATCGGCCACGAAGTCTTCCAGAATCAGAGCGCCGACACTGTGCTGTGGAACCTGGAGCTCGACAATCTCATGGCCGGCGCCTATTGGGCGATCCTGCGCCGCGCGGGCTCCCTGTACAACACCCAGACGAACGATCTGCGCCCGGGCGGCGAGATCGTCGTGGACGATGTCGAGAAGGACTTCAAGTCCGTCAAGCTTGGCGGCGAGGCCCCCGAGATCGGCACCTCTCGCGCGGCGAACCGATCCTCTGCGGCGGCGGCCTCTGGGCTCTCCTCGGTGATGTTCGGCCAGGGCGATCCGACCATGAAGTCGGGCGCCGGTACCGGCTCAACGCTCGCCCTCATCGAGCAGGGCAACAAGAAGCTCCAGCAGATCGACTCCAACCTCAGGGTGGACTTGACGGCCATCTACGAATACATCCTGGAGCAGGTCGTCCAATACGGGCAGGATGGCATCTACTACCGCAAGGTGGACGAAGAGACCGCCGCTCGCCTCAAGGTCTACCTCTATCAGCCGCCGCGGGGAAACATCTCCCGCATGTTCCGCTTCCGGGCGCAGGCACCCTCCGCCGCAAGCAGCGACGAGGCGCGCAAGCAGGCGTACATGCTGTTGTGGAACTTCGCCCTGGAGCACTCGAAGGTCGTCTCGGCTTACGTCGAAAGAGTGCTCGCCGCCGAGAACCCGGCCGCGCTACCGCGTTGGTACCGCGAGACCGCCGTCTTCCTGTCGCACATCACCAAGAAAATCGCCGAATTCGTGGAGCTGCCGGGGGCGGCGCGGCTCGTCCCCGAAATCCCCGATATGACGCCGCAGGATGCGCAGATCAACCGACTCGCCCAGGAAAACGGTACGCTCCAGCAGCAGCTTCAGCAGGCGCAGCAGATGCTCGCCGCCTATGCGCAGCAGGGCATGCAGATGACGCAGCCGGGCGGTGAACAGGCCACTCAGCCACCGGCCGGGATGATGGACATGGTGGGCGGCATGGGCGGCGGCATGAGCATGGATCAGATGCCGCCCAACGGAGGGGGAGGATATGGAAACGCCGTGGCGTGAGCTGTACCAGCGCCTCGCGGCGAACCCGGACTTCCTCCTGGTCTGGGGCGAAGGACCGATCCGGGAACGGATCGAGGCCTTGGAAAAAAAACTCCGCGACCCGCAGGTGACTGAGCCGGTCGAGGTCGCGGCGATCAAAGCCGAGTTGAACGCCTACGCATGGCTGCGGCAGACGGTCGAGAGACCGCCGGAGCCGGTGCCTGCGCAGGAACCAAAACGCCGATGGCGCCGGGTGATCGGGACTTTCTCAAGCCCTCTTCTTCCCCGGCCGTTGGGATAGCAGGGCTCCTTCCCCGAGCTTCTTCGGGCGGAGATACCGCGAGGATGCACGATGGCACTACTTGAGGAAACCGCCGTAGAAGCTCCTGAGGCCGGCGCTGGGCTTCCCTCCGAAGAGGCGCCCGTTGCACCGCAGCCGACCGCCGAGGAGCGCCTAGCCGCCCTGGAAGCGGATCTCCAGCGGACGCGCCAGGAAAACGAGACGCTCAACGAGAGATACAGGCAGACGCACGCCTGGGGCAATGAAGCCAACATCCGGGCGGCAGCCGCAGAGCGGTTACTGAGCGGATTCCGGCCGCAGCAGCCCGACAACGAGCCGCAGCTTCCCGAAGCCCCGACAGAGCCGGATCTCACCCAGGAGGAGCGCGAGCGCCTCTTGGACGATCCTGCCCTGCTCTGGAACAAGATGAGGGAAGTCGCAGCCTACTCTCGCAACGTCGCCGACTACGCCGCCCGCTACACCTACGGGGCGGTCGAGAAGCGGTACGGCGGAGCGCTGGCTATGGCAGGTCGCCTCAACGCGCTGTCCGAGCCGATGCTGGAGCAGCTCTCTGGAATCTCCGTCGAACGGGCCAGGACGCACGCGAAGCAGACGCTCGGTCTCGACGACGCCGAGTTTGACCGCAGCCTTGAGCCCGCCTGGCAGGCCATGTGGACTGCCGCGCGAGGCGACAAGACCGCTTTCGACCTCATGACCCTCAATCCCAAGGCCATCACGATGGCCATCACGATGGTGCGGAGCGACAACGGCGTTCCGGTCCAGCGGCAGACTCCGCCGCCGACGATCGGTCAAGGCGACCGACGTCGGGCGCCCGAAGTCCCGGCTCGGTCAAGCGATGTCGAGTCGATGGAGAAGACATTCGGCGTCAAGTTCTCCGACGAGGATCTGGCGCGTCTCAAGGATCGAACCAAGGAACTCGCCAGAGAGCGGCCCCTGCGGGCCTGAGAGGAGAGACGCCGATGCCCATTCCAAGCCGCGCCGCCGCAATCCGCAAGCAAGAGATCGAGGTGACGGAGATTCCCGTCCCCCGAGATACGACCTCCATTCCGCCCGAGGTGGTCGAGTACTTCCTGGGCAAGGGTCTCCGGGTTTCCTGGGGTGCTCGCTACGACACCGTGGTCACCAAGGCCTCGATCGACTTCAGGTATCCGGTCAACATCGAGACGGACATCGACAAGCCGGAGGTCCGTGAGGCCATCCGCAAGTCCCTGCGCGAGTACGGCTCGCGCATCGCTGACGACGGAAGCATCCTGCGCGGCGACTGCCTGCTTTACTGCCAGTCCGAAGAGGCTTGGCAGGCGGCGGACTCGGCCGCCTGGGAGAAATTCCATATCCACAATAGCAACGCCGAGCGCGAGGCGTTCATCGAGCGCATGAACGAACAGATCGCCAGGGAGAATCCGGGCGCTGGACGGGTGCGCATTGATGACAGCGTGCGCGGCTTTTAGCAAGGAAACCAAGCCACTATGGCAAACACCTGGCCCAAGTTTCCCCTCAAGCCGATCGTGCCCAGCAACTCGTACCTGAGCCTGCTGGAGCGCGACTATCTGGAGGGGGCATCTCAGACCTTTCCCGCCGGAGCGCCGCTCAAGCTCTCCTCGGGTCTCCTCATCGAGTGGGTGAACCCCACCGATGCGGACATCTTCGCCATCAGCGTTACCGCCGGCCAGAACACGACCGGCGCGACCGTGAAGACCATCGTCGCCAAGCCGGAGCTGGAGTTGTGCGCCAACTTCCTCGGCTCCGCCGCCGCCGACAACGTGCTCGCCGCCGCCGACATGGGGCTGACGCGCGACCTCGCGAAGAGCACGACGCTAGTGGACAACGCCACCAACCCAGGTTGGTACTTCGCCGACACGTCGTCTGATGTCGCCATCCAGATCAGCCAGTTCAGGGCTGATCTCGTCCTTCCCAATGTCACCCAAACCAACCCGGCCACGGGCGACACCAACGCCCGCGTCTTCGCCAGCATCATCGCCGGCAAGAGCTGGTGGACTTAGGAGATCGCCATGGCCGAACCAACCAACGTCATCCGATTTCTGGAGAAGGTAGCCCTCTTCGAGTTGGGACTTGAGAAGGTCTACTCCGACACGCTCAAGACAGAGCCCATCACCTACAAGAAGTGGCTTCGCGAAAAGAACATGAAGCGGTGGATCGAGTTCGACATGGCGACCAGCGGTCTCGGCGTCATGGGCGAGAAAGAGATCGGCGGCCGATTTCCGACGGACCGTATCTACTACGGTCCGCAGAAGTCCTACACCGGCAAAGCGTACGGCGCCGCTCTGGTCATCCAGTACGAGGCCATGCGGTGGGACGAGTACGAAGTCTTCCCTGGCATCAGCAGAGAGCTAGCGAAGACGGCCAACACCCGCTACGACATCATCGCCTACGGAGTTTTCAACTCGGGCTTCGTCACCACCGACAGCACCTACACCGACGCCTACAACCAAGCGCTCTTCTCCGCTACGCATACTCGGCATGATGGCGGCACCTGGTCGAACCGCCCCGCCTCGCCGACAGGCCTTTCCATGCTCGGGCTCGAGACCGGCAACACGACGCTGCGGAAGACCGTCAACCACCGGGGCATCTTCACTCAGGATCTGACGCCGAAGCAGCTCATCGTCGCCGTCGAGATCGAATGGCTGGCGAACACGCTCATCATGAGCAGCACCAACCCGGACAACGCCAACCAGCAGTACAACAATGCTCGTCGCATGAACCTCGACGTGATGGCCTCGCCGTACATCACCAGCACCACGGCCTGGTTCCTGCTGTGCGACAAGAACGACTATGACATCACGATGGACCTCGGCGACAGCCCGGACCTGCTCAAGGATTACGAGCCGAACACGCGCAACCGGATCTTCACCAGCTACATGTCCTGCCGTATCCGGGTTCGCGAGAGCCGGGGCATGTTCGGCGACAGCGGAGCGTAGGAGGTGCTTAACTAATGGCCCTCAACGACCTCAGCATAGTCAAGCGCGGCTCTACCTATCTGCCGCACCTTCAGGGCGGGTGCGATCAGCTCAAGGCGGCGAGCACCATCACGGCTCATCGCCTGTGCTCCCTCGATACCTCCGGCACCCTCGGGGTGTCGGCGGCCAACGACTCGAAGTCGAAGTGCATTGGCATCAACGACGGTCCGGACGTGGTCGCGGGCAAGCGGGTGCCGCTCGCTCGCGGCTTTACGGCCGGCGTCGCCGACGACGCCTTGACTCCCGGTACGAGCTTCAAGGCCGGCGACAGCGGCCGCATCATCGGCTTCAACGGTCCCTCCCAGGCGGGCACCACAATCAAGACGACTGGCAACGGGTTGGGGTTCGGCAACCAGCCGGCCAACGACGGTGTTGAAGTGCTGTCATCGAACGCCGGCGACACCACACAGACGGTGACCATCATCGGCACTACCAACGGCGTCAACACGGTGGTGGTCGAGACCGTGGCCCTCAACGGCACGACGCCCGTTGCCACCGTGAAGGTGGATTGGGGCATCATCCTGGCCGTGAAGCTGTCGGCTTTGTGCGCCGGCACCATCACCTTCCGCGAGGCGTCCGCCGACGCCACGATCACGACCGTCACGACCGGCAACCTGTCTAAGGGAGTCGAGACCGTGGCGGCAGGTTCGCAGCAGGCGTACAACGTGGCTCCGACCGGCGTCGGCTCTGGCGCCACGACGAAGCAGGTCGGACTCCAGGGCACCAACTCGGCCGGCACCGTCATCTACGACTCGAAAGCCCTCAATGGGACGACGGCGGTGACGTTCAACAGCGCGTTCAAGCGCGTCACCGAGGTCTACACAGGAGACCTCGAAACCAACCGCACCACGACCATCGCGACCGGCGCCGCCGACAGCGAGAATCTTCGCCTCGGCGCCATCCTGACCGCAGCCGCGGCGCAGGGTGACGCCGTAGGGATCTACCTGGGGGTCTAACGGGCCGTGATCGAAACCCTCGACCAGTGGACTCCGGTCGCCATCACGCTGAGCGACTCGGCCGACAACTTGCTCGTCAACGGTCGGCCGTTTCGCCATCTCGCCAATCGCGGAACGAGCGGCGTCGTCAATATCATCTGGCAGGACGGAACCACCGTCTCCATCCCAATCGCTCAGTACTCCTTTGTCTCCGGAGGTCGGTGGGCTCGCGCGAAGAGCACCGGTACGACCGGGGGCGTGGATCTCGTGGGGTGCAAGTAGGTGAGCTGTCATCCGGTAAGTAGCGCGGTCATCGCCATGCATTCGGTTTCCAGCGGGGCTGAGGGCCAAGACCCCACAACCAATCCCAACCTCCTGCTCTGGACGGAGGAGCTCGATAACGCCATCTGGCAAACCGACTCGGCGATCACCCCGGACAATGCGATAGATCCGCTTAGCGGCAGCACGGCAGACACCATCTCATTCCTCGCGGACGGCTTCGTAAGCCAGGTGAGCAGCACCGCCGCCACTACTGGAGTGTCCGGCAACAACGGGGTGATTCTCACCACCTCTTGGGTGCGTTACGAGGTGACGAGCACCTTCGATGGACTTTCCTACGTCTTTTCAGTCTACCTGCGCGGCGCATCGGGAGGAGAGGAGGTTCGCCTTAACCTTTCGAGGGCCGGCGGCTTCTTGAAATGTTTCCTGATCGAAAACGCTAGCGCACCGGCAACGGTCAGGGCCTGGGGAGCGCAACTCGAACAAGCTGGAACCGCATCCACGTATCAACACAGAACCACGTGAGAGGGGGTAGCCAATGGGGATGATAATGATTGCGTCTGCGGGGCTTCCGGAGGCATCGGGGATTGGCTCCGGGCAGACGGTAGGCGACGGCAGCGTGACGTTGTGCCGCATGACCCTCACCGCGGCCGAGCGCGCAGCTCGCTTCGAGGCTTACGCGATTTCCGATCAAGGTGAGGAACGCCGCATCGGCGGCCTTGGCCTCATGAAGCAACCGGCCGAAGAGAGCGATGGCTGGCGGCTCGAATCGCCCACCCTCCCAGGATGTTCGCTCGCGCTCTCTGGTGGTGCGACATTGGACTTCACCGTTGCCGGTATCTCCGGGACCTCAAACTGGATCGGGCACCTCACGGCAACATTTACCGACAACTATTCGGGGTGACTCCTTGGCCTCCGAGATCACTGTCACCGCCGCCCCCTTTTTCCGCAAGGCAGACGGCCGGGAGTATCCGCTCGGGACTTGCGACTTGCCGGTGACGATCGCGCTCATTTCAATTGGCGGGGTGGAGACCTAAGCGGGGGAGGAAGATGGGCTTTCGACCATCTCACCGCAACCCCGATGATATCCAGCCAGAGACATGCGATCTCTGTGGAAACCTCGTCGGGCATCAGCACCTTTTGGAGTCGCCGGTCCAAGGCCTGCGCGGCTTTCGCATCTGTGATCTGCACCAGTTCGAGCGTCGGGCGCGGATGACGCCGAGCTACATGGATATCCGGGCGCTCTCTCGGCTTCCTTCAGCGCCCTACGCGGGCCAGCGGTTGGAGCCGCATGGCGGAGCGCTTTGGTATCAGGATGTAGGCGTGGTCTTACGCGAGGACGGTAGCTATCTCTTGCGCCAGGACGGCAGCTTCTTCTTCAGGGAGGGAGCCTGATTGTCCCAGGATCTTTTCGGCGCGCAGATCTCCAGTGATCCGCTTGCGACGTTGGTCGACGGAACGGCTGTTCCGGTCCTGACGCCGGCGGGGACTGGCTTCAGTAACGAGCGCACGACGCTCGCTGGCATTCGCACCTTCCTGGGAAGTCCGTCCTTTAATGTCAAGGCCTCGCCTTTCAACGCCGTTGGCAACGGTATCGCCAACGATCTAGCGGCCGTCAAAGCGGCTCGTGATGCGGCAATCGCAGTCGGCGGCGGGCGGCTCTTCTTTCCTTCCGGCGCTTACAAACTGGAAGGCGACGGGTTCGTGAACAATCCGGCCAACGGCGTGATAGCTCCGATTGTGCTGGAAGGCGCAGGTCCTCTTGCCTCCCGCTTGATCCTCGGTGGGATCACCAATCCAGAGGCGATTCTCCTCTCGTCACAGAGCACCATGGGATCGGGACTCAACATCGGTTCCGGTTTGCGCCATCTTTCCATTCAGGCCGGCACTTCAACGGCCGTGCTCCGCTTGAGCAATCTGGAGCAATTCGAGATCTACAACGTAATCATCCAGGGTGGCTCAGTCGCTCTCACGGTTTCAGAATGCCGGCTTGGCTACTTATCGCGCTTTCTTTTCCGGCAGTTCGGAGTAACAGGCCTCAAGATCATTGGTGAACTGTTCTCCGACAACAACTACTCGCATGGCTACATTCTTTCGACAGTGGCCACTTCGCACATCGTCGATTACACCCGCACTACCACGGCCGTCGTCGCGGGCCCGAAATTTACGAATATCACGCTCAACGGTACCGGCGCGGACGGCTTTCACTTTGAAGCTCCGTCGCTCACGAATCTCTACGTCAACATGACGAGTTGCGAAATCGACGATGGTGGCTCCCCATTGAGTGGCAACGCGATGACGCTCAAGAATGTCGGCATCTTCGATTTGTGCAACTGCTTCTTGCTCTCTCACGGGAGCGCCAAGGCGGCCCTGGAATGCGACGGTGTTGCGAGCATTCATGTAGTGGGCGGCCGGATGTTCACGAATACCGGTGCTTGCGCGGACCTCTCCCTCAAGAACACTTGCACCATAGTGCGAGTGATGGGGAGCGATCTCAGCGGTCCGACGCAAGCCGTGAAGGTGGACGGCACCGTGCATGATGCGGTGATCGTGCCATGCCACATCGCCGGCGCTGTTACCATCAATGACGCGACCAAAGCTACTGTTTCGAAGGCGCTCATTGAAGCTGGCGACAGCGGCACTTACACGCCAACGACATTCCTTGTGACCAATGCCGATTCGGCGACGGTCGGGACTTGGTGGTGGAGTCGCCGCGGAAATCGAGTCGATTTCTCGGGCCGCATGACGATTGACCCCACCGCCGGGAGCACCTTTACCCAAGTCGGGTTTTCGCTACCGGTGGCTTCAAACTTCGCGAGCATTGACGATCTCGCAGGCACGAGCTGTTCGCAGGGCAGTGTCGCCGGCGCAGTCTATGCCGATCCGACAAATGATCGCGGAGAGCACGGCCACATTTCGACCGGCACCACGCCCGTCAACCGTTGGATCACCGGAAGCTATCTCGTGAAGTGAGCATGACATGGCTGCTATCGCACGACGCAGTTGGGCTGAGCTGGCAACCGAGACGCAGCGGCGGGCCGGCGGCATCAACTACGCCGGCCCGCCCTCGTTTCTGACGCGCGTCCAGTATTTCCTGTGGGCGAGCTACCTGGAGATCTGTACGAAGTGGTATCACCACGAACTGTTCGTTCTGGACGCCACGAAAACGCTCTCCACTTCGACGAACACTTTGACGCTGCCGACCGGCGTTTTCATTCTGATCGCGATGGCGCTGCGCAACGGCACGGCCTACTCTGGAGAGGTGGCCGTCTACAGCGGCAGCGCCCTGCTTGGGGCGTACACCGCCGAGTCCGGTAAGCCCACCCGCCGGACGCGCGGCAAGGCGACGATCTATTTAGACAAAAAGCCGGATATTGCATACGCGGTGGACCTCTACTACTACAAATATCCCGACGCGCCGGACTTTTCTTCCGGGACTCCAGAGACCGGCGTCGATTGCGACGAGGCGATCATCTCCGGTGCGCTCCGCTACCTGAATCCCGCCATCGGGCGGAGTGAGCTTGGCGACGTGAATCGCCAGTTGCTCGTCGAGTGGCTGTCCGACAACGTGCGCGGCCATTTCGTGGATGAGCCGCTGGAGCTGCGTGAGCGGATGGAGACCGATCGCAAGCTCGGAGGGCCGGCGCAGTGACCTGGGCGCAGATCCGGATGCTATTCCTGTCCGCCGTGGGCGACTCCGAGGCGGCGCGAGCCGACACGTACCCGTGCCTTTCGGAAGGCTACCGGGACATGACCTCGCGTCCGGAGATCGAAGTGCCAGAGTTGAATGCGTTCCCAGCCGACCTCACCGCGACCGCTGGCAACGACTTCCTTGAAGTGAGCACCTTTGACCTCGAAGCCTACGCAATCCTCGATGGCTTTAACGTCACGCAAGGCTATGAGATCTTCCCCGAGCCCGGCGGCATGACGGGGCGAAACCGCTTCCTGGATACGACAGGGAAGCCCGTCGTTGGTGACATCACGAACTACCAGCGGGACGGGACGCGAATCTATCTGCGTAATACTCCACGCGTCGATTCCGCCCTCCGCTTCAGAGTGCGCCAGCAGGTACCGGACGTGACCGAGACGATGCTCAACGAATCGCCGATCCTGCCGGTGCAATACCACATGAAGATCGTCCTCTCGGCCGCCGAGACGTTCTTTAACCTGCACCCGAGGAAGGAAGGCGACGGCTCGGCTGCGCTCATCTTCGCGAAGCAGTTCCAGTCGGCGAAGCTCGAAGGGCTTGCGCAAGTAAAGGCTTCACCGACCGCAGAGGATAAGGGTCGCCGCGAGTCGATGCGGCTCTCGGGCTACCGGCTGTCGCCGCGATCCAGGGGGCGCCGATGAGCCTGCGGACGTTGGTTGACCGCTGGTACTTCGGAAATCCATCGCCGCGCGAGGGATGGGAGCGCAGCCGGGAGTATCTCTGGCGCGTTTTCCGAAACCTCGAGCGGGTACTCAACGTCTTGCACGGTGCCGTCGAATATCCAGCAGCGCCACTGGCCGGCATCGCCTTCGAGCCCACCAGCGGCACCGATACTACGATCAACTCGACCACGCCGACCGCCATCGCTGGCGCGTCCTTCACCCTGACGCCGGAAGTGGACATGTCTCTGCTCGTTACCGGGAGCTTCTCGATTCAGTGCAATCTTTTTGGCGCGGTGAATCAGTACTTCGAGGGCTACCTCTCGGTCAACGGCGCGGTTCTCACGAGTGACCAGTTCGCCAACTGTTCATGCTCGGCCCTCAATGACCGACGGCAGGCATCGCAGTCCTGGATCCTGCCGGTAGTTTCCGGGACGCAGTACACGGTCGAGCTGGCAGCGAAGACGACGAATGTCGCGACTACCTTCCTCGCCTTGCGGGGCAACACGACGATTTCCTGGCTGCAGCTGCCAAACGCTTACCAAGTTCCAGGGTAGGAGAAGACTATGGGCGTCACCGATACCGTTTTTGGTACTCCGCCGCAGACACAGATCATGCAGACGCCGGCGATGAAGCCTCCCGGCTACTCCTGGGCGCGAGACTTCTTCAACTCGCTCGGAGGCGTGGCGAACTCGCCGTTCCCGACCTACCAGGGCCAGCTCGATCCGGGGCTTTCGCCGACGATGGCGATGCTGTTGCGCAACGCGCAGGGCTACTCGCAGGCCGGACCTCCCGAGATCATGGCTGGCGTCCAGGGCTCGCTCGGACGCTTCATGAACCCAAGCTTCCAGAACCCGCAGACGCGTATCCCGATGGGCGTCTCCGATTACATGGGCCAGAACCCGAATCAGCGGATTTTCGGTGGGCAGACGGTCAACAACATGGGGAACGCCTTCGGAGCGATCGGCGCACGAGGACCCGACATGACGCCGAAACCGTTCGGCGGCGGTCCCTCGACCCCCAGCTTCGGCTCGTTCGGTGCACCGCCGACGCCTCCCCCAGGAATGGCGAAGGGCGGGATGATGCCGGGCTACCAACCACTCGACCCCAATAACCCTGCCGCGGGCGGGCACCAGATGTGGAATGCCACCATGGGGGGCTACCCAAGAATGCCTGGAGGCTACGGTATGCCTGGGGGCTCTGGTGGGACGGCGACCGGTAACAACCTCAGCAACGACATGCTCGGCGCCTGGGGCCCGGCGATGAATGGCTGGGATCCTACAGCCAACACCCTCCCCACCACCTGGACCGGCGGACCTGAGGGACCGAGACCGCGGGGCGGCGTAACAGATGTCCCGTGGACCGGCCAGATGCCACCCAGCGGCATCGCAGGCGGCCTGCGCAACACGATGTTCGGGGGTTACACCGGCGACCAGCTTCGCCTTGATCCGAGCCTTGTGCAACGCCTCGGCGGTCACGCAATGGAGCGCTGGAACGCGCAGAACCCCTCGGCGCAGGCTGCTCCGCCTGCTTGGATGCAGCTCCACGATCTCGGCATCGGTGGCCAGGGCAGCGCCGCCGCCAACCGCACCCTAGCTGGAAGCCTCGCCGGCATCCCCCATTGGTTCACCAGCCTCCATAACGCTCGCGGAACGAACCCGCAGGACCTCCCTGGGCTCTGGCAGGCCCGGCTAGGGCGTCTCGGGCAGGCGCCTCCAACCGCTCCGCCGCCGCCGACCGGGGACACCTGGACGAGCTGAGCCATGCTGAAGGAAATCCAGAAGCTCTCGACGGGGAATTACCGCATCGTCCAAGAGGACAGCGGTCCGCCTTTCGTGCAATTTCTGGACGCGAGCGGGCAGTGGGTGGACGCCAAAGTCACGCCGGCCATGCACTACAAGAACCTCGAGGCCGAAGTGATCGTGCAAGCTTCTGCAGCGACGCGGCTGGAAGAGGAGGCAAGGGAGCTTCGCTATCTGCGCCAGGAAGCCGAGGAGCGGGCGCAGGCCCTCTTCAAGGATCTGGCAACGGCTCAGGCCGAGCGTGACTACGTGGTGCTGCTGACGGGCGCAAAGCGCTATGGGCCCGACATCAAGCAGTGGAGGGTTGCTGGTGCCTGAGACCGGCTTCGACCCTTTTGGTGGCTTTACGCCTGGCGCACCGATCGACATGTCGGGTCCTGGAACGGATCCCTCATACGCCTGGGCTCTTGCCCCTGGCGGGCGCTTTCCCGGCGATGAGTACTTCTGGCGGGAATACCAGGCGGCGCTGGCCAACGGTACCGCCGGCGGCGATCCGAACTACGATCCCAACCGCGCCCAGGAGTGGCTTTCCGGCCGCCACAGCCTACTCGGCATGTTGATGAGGGGCCACATCGCGAATCAGGCCGGCGGGCCGGGGCAAGCGCCTACGCTACCGGGCGGTTATCCTTGGCAAGGCGCATCAGGACCAGGCGCCGCATATGGGCCTGGCGGCAATTCTCCGACTCGCGGGCTCTTTGATCTCGGACGTCCTCCCGATACTGCGTGGGATTCCCCGGAACATCGGCCTCCTGGCGAGATCGAAGTGAACTCCCCCGCCAAGAAAAAGGGCAATGGGGGCGGCAAAGGCCATTACACGTTCACGCCCGTCAACGGCATCCAGCACCAGAGTCAGTTCGTGGACTGGCAGCCGATCACGCCAGGAACGACCTCGACCGAGGCGACGCGCTTCATTCCTGGGCTTGGCTCGTCCACGCCGATCCAGACCCAGGCGTCGGCACCAGCCGCTGCAGGGCGCGGGAAACAGCCAAGGGCGGGCAGGGCTGGCGCAGGCGGCGGGGACGGTGGCAGCCGAACTGGCGCCGGCGCGGGCACGAAGCCGATCGCTGGCGCCCGTCCCGGTGGCGGTGGGACTCCGGTCCCCCTCGGCCAGGTGCCTGGGAGTGGCGATGGATCAGTTCCGCGCGGCGCACAGATTAATCTCGGGACGACGATGCGGGAGAACATTTTCGGTGGCGTGGACACCAACAATCTCGACCACCGGACGCCGGGATGGCTTCGGGATCCGACGACCGGGATCATGAACACGAGCGGCTTCCCGAACGCGACGCCGTTTGCGCCGACAAGCGGAGGCTACCGCACGAGCATGGGCCAGTTGATTCCGGGTCAGAACTTCGACGACTACGCGACGGCCCTCCACGACGCCGGCTACAACTCCGAGGACATTCTCTCGCTCTTGGGGCCGTATGGTTACCGCCAGGACGATCAGGGCAATTGGCAGTGGGGATGGGGCACTGGCCCGGTGATGCGTGATCCAGTCACCGGCGCGTACGGCTTCGCTCGAGACTTCAGCGGGCGACAGCTCGGCGCTAGTGGGCCGGGATCAAGCGAAGGCCGAAGCGGTGGCGGCGCCCGTGGCGCAACTGATCTCGCCTCGGCGGCCGACTGGTATCACAGTCCATACATGTAGAGGTGAGCGATGCCATTGGATTTTGAATCACTTGGTGGGAGGTTCGGCAACTTCGTGCCGCGCACTCCGCCGCCACCCTCCGGCGGCCTCACTCTAGCCCCTCCTGGCTCTAAGCCAGGAATCGGCGGTGCGCCACCCGCCGCTTCGACGAAGCCCCGCCAGAGCCGTGCCGCACTTCCCACCGGCACCCTCTACGGCGGGTATACCGAGGAGCAGCTTCGCGGCAATCCGGCTCTTGTTGGCAACTTGGGACCGAACGCTCTCGCCCGCTGGAATGCTCTGGCACCGCCCAAGCCTGCGGTGCAGCCACCCGCTCCCGGACCCGTTGCTCCGCCAACTCCGACTTCGCCTGCGCCCCCTCCTACGCCGAGCGGCGGATGGTCAATGCCGGCCGTGCCGCCTCCAGGCCCGTTCGGTGGCGGCGGCGCCGGCGAGGTGCCGCAGCCCTACGCCTACAACGATCCCTTCCAGGCGTTCCTGTCTGCTGTGCCTCTGATGAACCTCAATCGCGACCAGCAGATCAGCGACGCGATGGCGACAGCCGGGTTCGGCGGGAACCGTTTCGGGAGCTTTGCGGCGGGGAAGGCTGCTGAGATCGGCGGTCAGAACGCGCTGGCCCAAAACCAGCTCCTGCTGAGCACGCTCGGCGACTACGCGAACCGCGCGGAGGATCGCGCCTTGGCCGCCACCGGCCTCGGCTTGCAGGCCGGAAATTCGCTCGACCAAATGATGCAAGACCGACTGAAGCTGCCGTTCCAGATGGGCGCATGGGAGCAGGGGCGAGGCGATCAGATGGCCCGCCAGAATTATGACGCTTGGAACCAAGACAAGCTCGGTTGGTTCCCGATGATGATGCAACTCGCCATGAGCCAGGGCAGCGGGACTCCTGGCCAGATCTATCAGACGCAGAGCGATCCCGGCAAGCCGGGCCTCGCAGACTGGTTGGGGCTGTTCGGTGGCCTCGGGGGACTGATCTGAGGCGATGCCTACGTATCTCGGCTCGAGCTATGGCGGCGGGAGCGACTTCTATGGCCGGAAGGCAGAGCAGGCCGGTCAGGCGCTCCGCATGTTCGTGGACTCGCTGCACCAGCGGCGCGCCGAGAAAGAGGCGCGCGACCAGCAAGAGATCGCGAGCGCTTTCGAGGCGATCCAGTCGATGCCGGAGCTGGCCGATACGCTCGGCGCGGATCTCGCTAGGAGGCATGGCCAGAAGCATCCCGAAATCGGGCCGATTCTCGCCGCGATCCGGGATCGCTACCGATTGCAACAGGAGGTGCCCGCGGCAGGCAAGCGTTTCGAGGATCTCTGGGGCCAAAAGGAAGCCGACTACGCCGCGCAGAACGAGCGCGTGGCCCGCATGCCGGATACCCTCGAGGCGCCGGCACCCTTCGATCCTTTCGCGATCGGGCCGCTTCTGCAAGCCCCACAGCACGCGCCCCTGCTTGGCGCTGCCAATCCGACGATTCAGCTTCCAAACCCGGATAAGGCCGCAGCTCAGCGCGCACTTTCACAGGTCCGCCCGGAGCTGTTTCCTCGCGACGCCTGGCAGGGCCTGACGCCACACGAGCGGCTCGCGGCCCTCCCTTACCTGAAAAACAAGGGGTATCAGCTGCCCGAGCAGACGCTATTCGATCCATTCGGCCATCTTTCGGAGAAGTCGCGCGGCATGCTCGCCGTCGAGGAGGGCTTGATTCCTGCCGAGTCCAAGACGGCGCAGATCATCCGCGGCGAAGGCGGACTCGAGCTGACGCCAGAGGAGAAGGCGAAGCAAGACTTTGAAGTCCAGGAGAGGATGGGCAGAGAGGCCGCCCAAAAGACGCAGCGCGAGGAGATCGACCGGTTGGCGAAAGAGCGGCTCCGATTTGCCGATGATCTACGCGCTGCGGCTGATCGCAGGAACCTCGCCGGCCAGAAAGAGTTGATCGACTACCGAACCTCAAAAAGGCCAACGCGCGACAAGGAAGATGCCGGCGTTCCCTGGAAGGCCGTCGTTTCCGACAGCAAAGCAGCGGTCGATGATTGGGATGAGCGCCACAAGACCGCGCTAAGCGGCCTGGAGGGTAGCGAGAGGAAGAAGGCCGAAGACGCCTTCTTGAAAGCCAACGGCAGGCGTCCAACGGCCATTGGGGAAGTCGCAGCGCGCCGTATCGCCCGCACAGTTCGGGAGCGCAAGCTCACCGGAGCCGACGCCGACGAGGCAATCGTCTCAATGTCTAGTGCCTACATGGTGGAGCGTGCCAAGGGAACGCCTGATGCCGCCGCCATCAAGAAGGCTGTCGGCACGGTGCCGCAGCCGCAGGTCAAGCCGCCTCCTCCTGGTGGTGAGAAGCCGCAGCAGCTCTTCTCCGAGGTCAAGGATCAGCAGGCCCGGCAGTGGGCGAGCGCGGAGTATGCCGCTCGCATTGCTGCCGGTGCTGCGCCGGACGAAGCCAAGGCCGCCGTGGATGCCCTCCTGAAGAAGTACGGAAAGCGCTGATGACGGAACCGCTGCGACCCTTCGTGCGGCCTCCGTGGGAAGCGGGCGCCGCTCCGCCGCCATCGAGCCTCTCACCTCTCGTCAAGCCTCCGTGGGAAGAAGACGACGAGAAGCCGATCGAGCCGGGCAACATCGACCTCAAGCATCGGCCGATGGTGAAGAATCAGGAGGGCTCGGTATCCACAGTCCGTTCCATCTCCGTCGGCACCGACCGCGGCGAAGTCTTGATCCCGACCGTTAGTGACGATGGCAGGATCATGCCGGAAGTAGAAGCGATCGCAACGTTCCGCCGCACCGGCAAGCACCTCGGCATCTTCAAGACTCCAGAGGCCGCCACCACCTACGCGGAGAAGCTTCACGCCGATCAAGAGCGGCTCCTCGCCAAGCGTGCCGAGCTGGAAAACATCCGCCAGGCCGGGGACATCGGCGAGGCTCCGTATCGCCCCCCCCTACCGGTCGCCGCTGGCCTGGAGATGGGCGGGGAGGTGGCACGCGGCATCGGCGATGTTGGCAGAAGCCTCGTTCGCGGCGCCGCCAACACCGCTGGCGCCCTTGGCGCCCTCGCTGAGCGCCAGGGCCGCAAGCTGGAATTGCCGCCCGAGGAGCAGATGCTTCCCGCCGCTGAACAGCAGGCGATGGAGAGGTTGAAGTCGCTCTACTCGGTGGGAGTGCCCGGCGTGGCGTCTGGCGCGATCGCCCAGGCCGCAGAGACTCCCTATCGGGTTGCGATCGAGGAGCCGATCGCGAAGCCGCTCATCGCCAAGGGACAGAAGATCCAAGAAGTGATGGGCACCGCAGCGCTCAAGTACCCCCGCCCGGAGTACGCCAAGGATTTCTGGAAGGGAATGCGATCTGACCCCTTCAAGACCCTGGCCGTTGTCGGCGCGGAGAACCTTCCAAACCTTCTGGTGACGATGGGCGCTTCGGCGGTCGATCCGGTCCTCGGCGTGACGGCGGCCTGGGCGCAGGAGACCGGCGGCGCCTACCAGGAAGCGAAACAGTCCGGTGCCACTGAGGAAGAAGCGCAGACCATTTCGGGTTGGGTCGGCGCCACCAACATGTTCCTGGAGTATCTGCCGGCCGGTAAGGCAGTGAAGGCACTCAAGGGCGGCGCTGAGAGAGAGGGCGCGAAGGGGGCGATGCGGGCGCTCCTGGTGCAAGCGGCTGAAGAGGGCGGCACCGAGAGCGTCCAGGAGCTAAACCAGATTCTTACTGGCGCACTGGTTTCCGCGAAGCAGCAGGGCCTCTCGCTGGAGAATGTGCTCAAGCGAGTTGGTGAAGCGGGGATCGCTGGAGCTCTGCTCGGGAGCGCCGCCGGAGTTACTGTCGCGGGCGCGTCGACGGAAGAGGGAGTGCCGATCGCCGCTATCGAGGAGAGCGTAGAGGCGTCCCAGCGCGCCTCGGAAGCCGGGGCAGTCCCCGCCATGCCCGGCGAGGTGCCGCAGGAGAAGCGCTCCAACCTTGCCTTTCGCGCCCAGGTTGACGCCGCCCGCGCGGAAATGAAGGACCTGTCTCTGGAAGAGTTGAAGGACCGCATGGCGCAGAACCCCTCTCCAGCGATGGAGATCGCCATCGAGCGGGAGGCCTTCGAGCGAGAGCAAGGAACCCATGCCGGGCCACCTGTCGGCGTAGAGCTGAAGCCGTTGATCGAGCCGCCATGGCTCAAGGTGGCGCGAGAGGAAGAAGCCCTGCCCGTCACCGAGGCGAAGGTACCCGCGTTCCCTGCCTACGTCACTCAGCCCCAGCAGCGCAATTGGGAATGGCTGAGCGAGCGCCTTGGACATCCCCCATCCGATGCGGAGATTAAATCGGCCAACATCGATATCTCGCCGCGGGCGGCCGCTTGGATGCGCGGGCGTGCTGAAGAACGGGCGACGCAGGAGCTTGCTCTTTCTCCACCACCAGAACGATTAACCGTCCAGGACCTCGCCGAACGCCTCGGTCGCCGCCCGAAGGTTCCCGAGATTCAGCGGGAGCTTGGCGTCAGTTACGAGCAGGCGCGAACGCTCTGGCGGGAGGTTAAAGATTGGAAGCCTCAGCCAGAGGTGCCTACCGTCGCTCAGGCTGCCCCGCCAGTCGCAGAACCGGCCCCCGGCGCGCCTCTTACCACGCGGGGAGCCGAGATCGGGGCTCCTGGAGCCGTACAGCGAATTGAAGGCGCGGCTAAAGCGTCTCCGCCACCTCGCAGCCCGGTTGCTCTCGGCTCTTCCGGATCGGCCGTAACCGAACGCGGCAAGCGAATCGACTTCGCCTACGCGGTTGTGGACGCGCGCGATCTCATCGCCTCGAACGACGACACCTTGCGTCCGAATCCTGCTTACCCGCAGGATGTCCAGCCGCGGGACCGGACGCGGGCCACATCAGAGGCGCAAGTCTCCCGCATCCAGAAATCGCTCAACCCAGAACTGTTAGCGGCGTCCCCGCGCGTAGCTGATGGCGCTCCAATCGTCGGAGAAGATCGCGTCGTCGAGTCCGGGAATGCGAGAACCATCGGCATCCGGCGCGCCTACCGAGATGGCGGCGAGCCCGCTGAGGGGTACTCGGGATGGATTCGTGACCACGCGGCGCAGTTCGGGATTGATCCAGAGACCATCGCCGGCATCGAGCAGCCGGTACTGGTGCGCGTCCGGACCACGCCCGTGGATCGTGCCGAGTTTGCCCGCGAGGCCAACGAGGGGACCGTCGCTGCCATGAGCGCTACGGAGCGGGCCGGTGCCGATGCCGAGCGCTTGACTCCCGAGATGATGGAGGGTCTTCGCTTCCCGGATATCGGCGACATCAACTGGAACCAGAACCGGGACTTTGTCCAGGCGTTCTCGCGGAACGTCGTCGCGCCTAACGAACAGGGGATGATGTTCGACGCTCGCGGCCAGCTTTCCATCGAGGGCCAGCAGCGGCTCCGCAACGCCATCCTGGCGAAAGCCTACGGCGACGCTGATGCTGTCGCTCGCCTGATTGAGAACGCGGACAACAATGTCCGCAACATCGGGACCGGGATGCTGCGTGCCGCTCCGAGGATTGCCCGCCTCCAAGCCGATATCGCCCGGCAGGCCCTGCATCCCCTGGATATCTCGGAAGACATCGCCGCCGCCGTGCGCAAGCTGTCTGCCCTGCGCGAGGCCGGCACCCGAGTCGACACCTACTTGGCGCAACAGGGCATGTTCGACGCGGAGCTTACCCCGGAGGCTCGGGAACTTCTCGCCGCCTTCGATACCCACTCTCGGAGCAGCCGGCAGGTGGCGGACATTCTGCGCCGATATGTGGACCTCGCGGAGGGCGCGGGCGATCCCCGGCAGACCAATCTGCTCGGTGCTTCCGAGGCGCCATCGCGGCTCGATCTCATCCGAGAGGCCGTCCAGACGCGCGACAAGGCCGGACAGGGAGATCTCTTCGGAAACAGCGACCGAGCGCTTCCCGGCCGCATCATCGCCCGCCAGGGAGAAGCTGGCTCACTAGCGGTGCCAACGTCGCCGAGCAGTGGGCCGGTGCGCCGCTGGCTGCGCCGCTACTTCGCGAGTGCTGGCGCGCTCCCCAAGGCGCTCTTCGAGACGAAGGTGGCGCGGGATGGCAGAATTGCCGCTCGGCTCAATCGCGTTGACGCCCTCGCCCGCGACCTCGCTCATCAGATGCGGCGCTATCGCGGGCCGCTCACTCGCGAGCAGCTCGCCCGCTACCTGGATGATGCCTACCGCGGCATAAACCTGCGCACTGGCGGAGAAGCGCTCGATGAGGTGCAGATCCAGCGGATTGCTCGCCAGCGGGGGCTCTCGGAAGAGGTGGTGCGCCAGGAAGTGGAGCGTGCCGTTGTGCCGGAAGCGGTGGCCGGTCTGCGCGAGGCGCCGCAGTTCATCCCGATCATCCGGGAGATGCGCCAGCATACCGATGCCCTCACTCGTTCGCTGCGGCGCGCTGGACTCCTCGATGACGCCGTAGCCCGCGAGTTGGAGCGCAGTTTTGGGCTCTATGTTCACCGCCAATACGAGGCCGTCCGCAATGAGAAGTGGGCGGAACGAACCAAGCGGCAGCCGCTTTGGAATCGCGCGTTCGAACTCACCAAGGCGAAGTTTCCCAACAAGCCAGACTCCGAGATCTGGGGCATCTTGGAGGCATACATCGACCGGGCCGGCGGGCCGGGAAGGGCGATCTTACCGGGCGGTACGCCCGAGGGCGCGAAAGATCTCTCGATCCTTCGCGAGCGTACCGACCAGGACGACTTCCGGCGCCTGTTGCTCGGCGAGGTACGGGAGGCCGGTTCGAACTTCTTCACCACCGCCACCAAAATGGCGACGCTCCTCGAACAGCAGAAGTTCCTGGATGAGTTCTCCAAGACCGGCCGGCGGCTCGGCGTCCTCACCGCTCGCCCCGATGTCCTGCCGTCTGGCGAGGCGACGAAGAAGCAGATCGACCCCGGCATGTACGCGAAGGCGATCGAGAAAGCGACGGGCGTCCAGCCCGAGATCGGGGAGCCGCCGGGCCTGGATCGACTCGTCGTCAAGCGCAGCCACGGTCGGACGAAGGCGACTGAGAGCACGAAGAAGGCCGATCCCCTCGGCGGCCTCTACGCGACGGCCGAGATCAATCAGGAGCTTCAGCGGATTTTCGAGCACGAGTCCTTCCCGGCGTGGCTCCGGTACTACATGGCAGCCAACTATTCTGTGAAGGCGTTCAAAACCGTAGGGAGCATCCAGGCGACGATGCGGAATTTCATTTCGAACTTCCTCTACGTCACCATGCAAGGGGCCAATCCCGTAAACCCGAAGCAGTTCATCCAGGCCGGTAGGGTGTCGTACCCGCGCGTCTTCGGCAATACCGACCGCCAGATGATGGATCGCGTCGAGGAGTATCAGCGCCTCGGTCTTTTTGACCAAGGAACCGACCTTGGCGACCTCAAGCGGCAGGAACGCGAGGCACAGATCTTTCGAGGTCAGATGGTTGGTGCCGGCCGCACGGGCGCCCGCGTCGTGCGAGGCTTCCAGGAGTTTTACCAAGCACCTGACAACTTTTCGAAAGCCTACGTTTTCGAGTCCTTGCTTCCCGAGTACCACAAAGCGTATCCGAATCGCTCGGAGGCCGAAGTCAAGGCGAAGCTCGCGTCCGTTCTGCGTGACACGATGCAGAATTATTCGCAGGTCCCGCGTGGCGTCCAGGCGCTCTCCGGTCGGTTCCCGCTGATCGCGCCGTTCCTGTCCTTCACCGAGGAGATCGTCCGCAACACTAAGAACGCGGCGATCATCGGCGTCCAGGAAGTGCGGGAGGGGCGCACCACGGGCAACAAGGCACTCGAGAACCTGGGTCGCCGGAAGCTTCTCGGCCTCGCCGTCGCCTATTCCATCCCTACGATCATCGCCATGCTCGGGCATTGGTTGTGGAATACGGACGACGAGGAAGAGGAAGCGACGCGCCACTTCCTGCCTCCCTGGACGAAGAACGGCACCATCATCGCCCGCAACAAGGGCAACGGCGAGATCATGGTAGTGGATCTCTCGTTCATGGACACCTTCGCCCAGATCAAGGATCCAGTGTTGACGGCCCTGCGCGGCGATCCCGACGGCGCATGGAAGGAACTGATGACTCCAGTCGGCGAGGAGATCTTGGTTGGTGCCCTCCTGGACATCAAGGAGAACAAGAAGCCGACCGGGAGCGAGATTTACAATCCGCAGGACTTCTGGCTTCCGCGCCAGATTGACAAGGCAAAGTACCTCTGGAAAGTAGGCGGTCCGGGGACTGTCCTCACCGCTCAGAAGATTTACGATGCTCTGAAGTCCGAGCAGCTTCCCGAGGGCCAGCGGCGTGTCCTCTGGCAGGAAGCGATGGCGGTGGCTGGCCCGCGCGTCTCCACTTACAAACTGGATCGGGCCATTACCTTCAAGGCATACGTCTTTAAGGACGCCATCGACCACGCTCGCAAGCTGGAGGCCGCGCCTGCAAAGAAGCGAAAGGTTTCCTCCTCGGATTTGGCGAGATCTGAAGAAAAAGCTACTATCCGCATCAAGGAACTTCTATTGCAGATGGACGGCGACATTCAGGCGGCACGGACTCTCGGGCTTACCGATGACCAGATCAAGGCGGCGCTACGCGAGGCCCAGGTCGGGAAGAAGGAAGCGCAGCGCCTCATCGACGGTGACCACCAAGCGCTTCTCGAGCACTGGTTGGATCTCAATCAAAAGCGCATAGAGGAGGCACAGGCTGAATATGTTCACTGAGCGAAGATCCTTTGCCCTCATCCGTTTCTTCATGCCAGCCCTGCTGTTCGTCGGCAGCGCAGCGGTCGCGGCGCCCTGCGTCACACAAGATCCGAGCCCGGGACTATGGCCGCCTACCTCTGTGGCGACTCCCGGCATGTCGTGGACACCCTTCACGCCGAAATTCAGGAGCAACGCGGAGGCCTCGCTCGCCACGGTGCCGAAGCCTCTCGACGCCGGAGCCCTGCGTCAAGGCGGCGGCAACTGCTGGGAGATCATGTTCGTCGGCGGCAGCGACGCAGGCTACTACTGGGTCCCTTATGATCCGGCGAACGCTACGCACACTTACTTCGCGAACCTCTACCATCGGTACGGGCGTGGCCTCTCGCAATACTACTGGCACGGGAGGGACGCCGAATCCTTCCCGGATATGTACTGGCAGGTGGTCTATGGAAGGCCGCTGGTTTTCGGCAGCATCGAGCATCTGGATACTTGGTACCATCCGACGCTCCTTAAAAGCCTGGAGGCGGAGTACTGGAGGAAGGTCGGGAGGGAGGGGCCTGTCTGCGGCCAGGGAGGCTGTGAGGCCGGAGAGTCCTGGGAGACGTGCCCGGTGGACTGTCCGCGACCGGTGACGCCGGGGAATCCTGCCTGCGATGGCCTCTGCCACGCCGCAGACAAGATCTGCGAGGGAGGCAGGGTCACCGGAGGCCGATGCCCTGAGGATTGCGAGGCGCCATGCCCGGCCCCGGAAGCGCCGCCGGCTCCGCAGTGCCCGGCCGTCGACGCGGCCGCGTGCGCTCCATTCATGGCTCCCATCCAGGGCGAGCTCGCCGGTTGTGGCGCTCGAGCGGCGGCCTGCGACCGCGAATCCGTCGTCGTTCTGAGCTCGCTCCGGGAGGTCGAGGGCAAGTTGTCCAACGCCAGCCGATCCCTGGCGGCCAGAAACATCGAAGTCAAGGCGCTCACCGTCGAGCGGGACGGCTGCAAGGCGAGCCTGGCGCTCTGTAGGCCCCAGGTGAGAGCTCCCTTGCCGGCTGAGCTCGCTGCGATCCTGAGAGAAGAGCGGGCGCGGGCTCGGGGTGCCGGTCAACGGGCTCGCGCAGGGCGAGCCATCCGGGCGGCGTGCGCTGTCTACATCTGTCCGGCCGGGGGACTATGAGCGACCGTCTGGTAGCTGAGGAGGGGCTGCCGGCCCGATGGCCCGAGAAGGCGTTGCGGTACCTGGGCCTTGCCCTCTGTGCGCCGGTGATGATCGTGGCTTGGTTGTCCTCGGATCTCCTGGAGTGGAGGAGTAAGAGGTGAGGAGCACCGGCTTGGCCTTGGAGCGTCTCCACCATGAGGGAGTGGCGTAGCTGTGGAACGCCCAGCCCTTGTGCGGGTGGCTCTTCTCAGGCACCATGCACATGTGCACACCTCACTGACGGTAGACTCCCGGCATGGTCTCCAAGAAACCGGCCAAGGCGGAAGGCCTGGTGCGGACGGTCTTCTATCTCCCTCCAGAGGATCGCGACGCCATGGCCGCCCTCGCTGCGCAGCGCCGAGCATCGGAATCCGAGCTCTACCGCGAAGCCGTGGCGCGCTTCCTCGAGCGAGAGTCCCGCCCCAAGAAGTAGCCCGCTCGCGCGCCCTCTCCATCCTTCTCCAGCCATTGGGGATCCGGTGGCCGTAGCGGACGCCCCGCGCCGGCCGTGGTGGCATCGCCTCCCGCAGTCTTGGCTCCTCATGAGCGGCGAAGGCGAGCGGGAGCGCGATCTAGACGGGACGGGCGGCTTTCAGCGGAGGCGGTGGGATGATCTGCCGGCTCCAGCTGCACCGCGCGTGCAGGTGCCGCTTGGCGTCGTAGTCACCCTGGTCATCTACCTCATCGGTCAACTCGCCGGCGGCATCTGGTGGGCCGCCACCCTACAGAGCGATGTCCGCTATCTCCAGGGCGAGAACATGAAACTCTGGCAGCAGAACGAGGTCCTGAAGCTCAAGAACGAGAAGATCGAAACCGGCTTTGACGAGAAAGTCCGCGCCAAGGTCCGGGAAATCCTTGACGATTGGGGATACCTCCGCGTGAGGTCCCGAAAGGAGGAGTAGCCATGGGCGGACTTCCCTGTGCGAAGGAGATCCACGACAACCGAGCGGCGCTGAAGGCTCGGCTCGCGAAAGCTCAAGCGGCTCTAGACAAGGCGCTCGACTGCATGCAGAACTCGATGAACGTGTACTTGCAGAACGAGCAGCCGACCTACGAGCAGCGGGACCGGTTCCTCAAACTGACGGGAGCGCTCGGTACAGCCTTTGAGCAGCATGCGGAGTCGCTTGCCGCCGTCGCCAGCGAGATCGAAGAGTACGTTCGCACCGGGAGCTGAAGATGCCGAAGCGCAAGGCCCGCTCCCGGACGCTCTGGCTCAATGGATCCCTGGCGACGCTCGCCGGCGGAGTGCTGCTGGCCGTCCTCACCGATCCAGACATCACGGCGGGACTCAATCCCGTACTGGTGAAGATCCTCTTGGCGGTCCTGGCAGGCTTGGGAGTGGGCAATGTCGGCCTGCGGATGGCGACGGGGGAGCCACTGGAAGGGACGAAAGCGGCGCAGCGGCATGATCAGAAACGCCTGAGATTGCCGGAGCCGGTTCCGCGGCCACGCCGGAGCCGGAAGGGCGGGGGGTAGATCTGTGGCCGCACCCAGCCTCCTTTCTGGCAGCGGTGGCGCACCCCAGGCCACCGCTCCTTTTTCTCGGGAAACTTTGGAAGGAACGATGAACGATCCTGGAGCCGGCCGGCGGGGTCTTGCTCCTTCTTGGCCTGTTCGGTCGGCTGGCGGCGCCGAGGCCTGCCCCTCGGCCGCCGCCTTTTTCATCTGGGGGGGGCGTTCCCAAGGGGTGGCCTCATGGCTGACGAATGGACCCTAGAGACCCTGCGGCTACACCTTACCGCGCTCATGGATGCCGAGCGCGACAAGAACGAGGTCCGTTTTACGGCCATGGAGAAGGCAACTCAGACGGCCCTGAACGGCGCCCAGCGAGCGGTGGAGAAGGCAGAGACCGCCGTCGAGAAGCGCCTTGAGGGGATGAATGAGTTCCGGGGTTCCCTGGCTGACCAGGCGCGGCTGTTGATGCCGCGAGCCGAGGCGGACAGCAGGATCTCCGCCCTGACGGAACAGATCAAGGAACTCGCTTCGAGGATTGACCGGCAGGAAGGTCGCGGCTCCGGGCTCAACGCCGGATGGGGATACCTCATCGGAGCAGATGGCCTGATAGCCGGGCTCATCGCGCTGGCGATGAAATTCGGAGGCTGAGGGCGTTGGAAGAGAGGGGACAAGGCGTTCATGCACGAAGCCGTCATCCGGTCGCTCACCTGGGTCCTGCAACTGCCGGCGGTCGGCAAGGTGGAGACGCCCTCCGTCATCATGGGGATCGCCTTCCTTTCCTTCTTAGCCATAACGCTCAAGTATCTGCCGGCCATCATCGCCTCGCTCCGCGGCAACGGGAGCGGCAAAGATCTGGAGCCGCAATTCGTGGAGTTGAAAGCCGCCGTAGAGGCGGACTTGCACGAGGCCCGGGAGAGTCGGCGCCACCTGCACGATCGGATGTATCCGGTCCTTCATGCGCAGGCCCTCAGCTTGGCCGAGCTGAGGCGCGACGGCGAGCTCGTCCGCTACCTCGAAACGATCCGGCCGAACACCACCTTCGCCAAACCGGAGGAGAACCGCAATGACTGATCCGCCTGACCAGCGCGAAGCCCATCGCCTCATGCAGGATGCTGCCGCCGTGGCCAGCGCCTGGCGGTCGCCGAGGAAGTCCCTGCCGGCGATCTCCTTCCGCCTGGACGCGCCCGACGGCGGCAATACCCCCAACAAGCGGGGGCTGAAGCTGAGCATCCGGTTCGCGGCCGCCCTGTTGTTTGATGCAGTCGGCATCACAGGAGCGGCCGCCGATCTTCTCGATTTCCTAGAGGAGCAGGAGGCGGTCGGTCACTGCTGCCAACGCGGCGGCGCCATAGAGACCGGCAGCGGAACGCACGGCCAACTGCATGTCGCTTGGGCAGCACTCGCGCTCTGGGCGTTGCTGAGCGGCCGCAGGTCCGTGTCCGGGCCGTGGTACGACCGGCTCTATCCGGTGCTACAACGCTGGTGGTGGAGCGAGACGAGACTGGCCGAGCTCTGCCGTCTGCCGCCCTCTGAGACGCGACAGGGGCAGGGGGGCCAGTGGTGGACCCCCTACGCCATCATGCCGGGCTGGAGGGCCTGGGAGTCGGCCAAGGCGAAAAGCAAGGGCGATCCTCCGGTTCTCTCCAATGCTTGCCGGGACGTATGCGCCCGGCTGATCTTCGGAGAGCCGGCGCCCCCGGCCGGGAAGAGCCTCTGGCAGGACCGCTACTACCTCGGGGCATTGCTGCTCCGGGAGCTCGAGCCGGCCGAGGTGCAGGCGCTCCGCCCCCCCTCAGACTGGACGCCCCCACTTCCCTATCCCCTCCACGTCCGGAGGTTCCAGGATGGACATGTGGCCTGGTATGACGTGCCCGATGGTCTCCGGGAACAGAACCAGCCAGCGCTCCTAGCAGGCTTCAGAGGGGGCAAGATTCTCTGGGGAGAGGCGCCGCTGGCGGCCGACCATGAGACCGCCGTGCGGGTGGATCTGCCGGCCCTCAAAGAGAGCTTTGCGAGGGCAGAGGGGTGAGGGATCGGAGGAGGCTTGAACAGCAGTGAACAGGAAACGGAGGTCGCGCAATGGTAGAGCCTAATTTTCTGCCGCAGGGATGTGGAGACGAGCGCAATGCGAGCCTTGAAGTGCCGGCCGTAGGCCGCGTTGATATCACCTACTACTGCACATCGTGCGGGGGGAGCGAAACGGTCTCCGTCCGCTGGCGATCGCATCACGCGATGCCCAAGGGTTGGACTTGCCGGGACATCGTTCCCACGAATGAGCTACCGAGGCGCACGGATCACATCTTCGCTTGCTCGCGTACATGCCGTAAGGTGCTGGACGGCCGGTATCCGCCGCCGCGCATTCCGAAGTGGTTCACCAGCTCGTAGAGGGAGGCCGACCGTGGCGAAGGAAATGACGGAAAAGCGCCTTGCGGTTTTGGAGGAACAGGTCGCACGTCTGTTCAGCCTCCTGCGGGAGTTGCAGGCGCGGGTAAAGAAGCTCGACGGCGTTGAAGAGCGATACGAATGATGGAGCTGACGGCCGCCCACGCCCTGGCGGGTCAGACGGTGCCAATCCCGGAGTGGGCGGAGGATCGGTGAGCGCTCCCCTCACGCAAGCCGAGATCCTCCACTGGCAGCGCCTCTACCGGTGCGCCGGGTTCTACGCCGGCAAGCTCGATGGTATATGGGGACCGCGAACCGAGAGGGCCTCCAGGGATTGGGAGGCCGCATACAGCGCTGCGAGATCCCGGTACGGCCAGCTCGACGGCCGCACCGAGCGCCTCCTCTACGGTGTCGTGCCCAGGCTGCAGGAGCTGGTACGCGAGCTGCTCGAGCGGCTGGACGCCGCCGGCATCGACGCAAGGGTCATCTCTGGAACCCGCTCCTATGCCGAGCAGGACGCCCTCTACCGACAGGGACGGGATGGCCGTCCAGGACCCCGCGTCACGAACGCCCGCCCAGGGCAGAGCCTCCACAACTTCGGCCTGGCCGTGGACCTCGGCGTCTTCCAGGGTGGAAGGTACCTCTCGGAATCGCCGCTCTACGACCGCGCCGGCGAGATCTCTGTAGGAGTCAAAGGCCTCGAATGGGGCGGCTCCTGGCGATCGCTCAAAGATCGGCCGCACTACCAGCTTGCGACGGGGCTTGCGATCTCGGAGCTGCGTCGACGCTTCGAGACCGGCGAGCTGGAGCTCCAGGTGGCCTGATGCTCAAGCTCCGGGATCCGCTGTGGAGCGCCCTGGCCGTCCGCTACCGCCAACTCCGTAAGCGACCGATGCGGCGCGAGCGGAAGGCTCGAGCTGAGCGGTCCTGCCGGTGGAGAGCGCCGCGGCGGTGCTTGCCACTGGTGCTGCTCCTCCTGGCTACGGTTGCAGGCGCCGGCGAGCGCTTCTACGGTTTCTCTTGCAGGACCTGGCCGGACCTCTCCCTCCACTGCGAGAGCCAGGGACTCGACGCCTCCAAGATGAAGCCAAGGTGGACGATCCGCGTCGACGGCCGCCAGGTCGATCGAGCCTCCGGATGGAGCGTCACCCTCTACCCGGTCCCTGGACGGAAGAACGAGGTGTCGATGCAGGGCTACCTCGGAGGCCATGATCTTCCTCTGCTGACGCACGGCTGGGGGAGGGAGCCTTGATCCGGGTGCCCTGGTGGGGACAGCCGCTGGCGATCATTCTGGGGCTGGCGGCTGGCCTGACCGTCGTGGTGCTCGGGGCGAGGGATCTCTACAGAGCGGTTACGGGGCGGTGAGCCTGGATCTGGCTACTCAGATCCTCCGGCGTTGCGCCAATTGCGGCTGCCAAAGCCAAGCGGGCCTCGATCAGTCTTGCGATTCCGACCCGCCGGCTTGAGCAATAGGCGCCTCCCATCAGCAGATCCACGCCATACCGCCATTCAATGGGGCGGAAGTCGCGAAGCCTGACTCCCGCGTTCCACCCTTGGGCCCCCCGGTAGGAGAATCCGCGCCGCGACCAGACGTAGCCCAAGTCCAACCCTTTCCACAGCACGCGATAGACGGTTCGCACGCTGCTCGGGGCATCCTCCAGTGAGAGCTTCTCCAGTTTGACGGTGCCGGGGGAGTAGCGCATCTCAGGCTCCCTTCTCCTCGGATGCTTGTAATCATTGGGTTGAGTCGAAGCTTGCACAGAAGATCTGTCAATTCTGCGTGAAGATCCCCTCGGCGCCCTCTCGTCCTCGCGGTTGCCATGGCTCCCCTATTCTACCTCGCCCGGGGCTCATCCCCACTCTCCCTCTCGAATCCGGCGGGCAATATCCCGATGGGTTATTGCGAGGTCCGACCAGCCGCGACCGCGCTTTCGGGCGGCCTCTTCCTTCACCATGGCAAGCTTCTCGATGCCCTTGGCGATGGACTCGCGTAAGGCCATTTCGGCCTCTCCTAGACCCACGCAAAGAGGGCAACTCTCGTGTTCTGAATCCCAATGCCGGATCGGTGGATGCCCGTTCTGACAGAAGTGCGGCGCGTCCTGGAAGGCCTTCGATTTCTCGCTCATGGCTGCGGGGGATCTCCTTTCTCGGGCCTCACGGGGTTCCGCCGTTCTTGAACCGCACGACCTCGCCGCCTTCCTCTTTCGCCAGCCCAAAGGAAGGCGCGTGCTGTTGCGCTTCCTTCGCTCGCCACGCTTCGGCGAGGTGGGCATAGCTCCGTTTGGTCATCCTGGTATCGGCGTGGCCGAGCTGTTCCGACAAGCCTTCGAGCGAGCCGCCGTTCATCAGATAGAGGCTCGCGTAAGTATGGCGCAGGACGTGGAAGTTGTTGGGAGCCGGGAGCTGCGCGATCTTCGCGGCTTCGGCCATGCGCCGGATCTGGTGGGACCGAGCCCACCGTCCGCCGTCTGCGCGGAGGAAAATGGGCTCCTCGGGAGCGCGGCCGGCAGCGATCCGGTCGAAGAACGCGAACCCCTCGGCGTTCAGATAGATCAGCCGGGGCTCGCCGCTCTTACTGTCGGAGATGCGGAGGTGGGAGTCAGCGGCGTAGTCTGCGACCTGGATGGAGATCAGCTCGCCGTAGCGGGCGCCGGTCAACAGGGCTCCCGTGACCAGCCGGCGAAAGTCCGGCTCGCAGGCGTTCAACAGCCGCGCGGTCTCCAGCGCATCAAAGTAGCGGATGCGCGGCTTCTCGACTCGCCGAAAGGGCCGCACCGCTTTGAGGACGCCAGCAACGGACGGATTAACCCGCCCCTCGGCTACGGCGAAGTTGAGCACCGCTCGCAGGAAGCTGAGCACCCGGTTCGCCGAGGCCTTGCGCCGACGCTTGGAATCGGCATCGGAGGCCTCGCGGATCATCTGGCGCTCCTTGCCTGGCCGGAATCGCGCCGGCGCCGCAGCGAGGGCCTGGTGCCAGCGTCTGAGGTGAGCGGCCGTCAAGGCCTCGACCTCGAGCGCGCCGAGCGCCGGCAGCAGATAGGTCCGCGCCCGGAGCTCGGCGTCTCCGATGGCCTTCCGGTGACCTCTGTACCAGGCGAGGTATTCGGAGACGGCATCAGCCACGGTGTAGGGTCCGCCCTCCCGCTTCGGTTTCAGGGCCTTCTCGCACCAAGCGATTCCAGCGTCCACCGCCTGGCGGAAGTCCAGGACGGAGCGGCCGTCTGCTGGCGTCACATCATCGGCCTCGGCGAGTCGGCTCTCGATGTACCGCCCGTCCCGGTAGACGCGGCCGATCCAGGCGCCGGCCCCTGAGGCCGCCGGCCGGTATCCCAGGAAGCGACCGCCCCCGATGTTCCTCCAGTAGGGGGTGCGGTTCGCCTTCGGCTTCAACCGACGGCGGGCCGTGGGAGAGGAAAGGTCGGAGTCCTTGGGTGTGCGGGGGCTCATGGCTGCCACGAATCCTCTACCCGCTTCCACACTATTGGCGTCCCGACGGACGTAAGCCGCCGTGCGAAGACGACGCGCCCCGCCGCCTTTTCCCGCCCGATGGCGCTGGACGCCGCTGCCGTACTGAAGCGGCTGGCCAGATCCGGACGCTTTTCCCGGCAGGCCTGAATGAGGGCCTGAGTCGTGATTTCGGTACCCACCGGCCAATCCCGCGCTGTCTTCCGCAGGATCTCGTAATGCCCTCGACGAGGAAAGCGGTGGGGCCTCTTCGGCTGCTTCGCGGCCCACTTCTTATGCGCGCGTTGCGCCGAGGCCCGGAGACGTTTCAGTTTTTCAGGGTCGCGGCTCGCTTTATCCTTCCATCGCTTTGTCCAAAGATCCCGGACGCGCCGCCACTCCGGATCGTCCCGATAGCGCGTCTTCTGGCGGCATTTGAAGCACACATCGCCCTTCAGCGACTTCCGGCCGCAGCCCTTGGCGCACAGGGTGCCCCGAGGGGGTGGAGGCGACTTCGGAAGACAATTCCCGCAACTCTCGCGGTTGGCCGCACGCCGCCTGCCGCACGCGCAGAGGAGGCCGGTATGGCCCGCCCTCGCGAGGATCTGTCGTATGCGCTCGGCGGACAACCCGATCTCCCGGGCCATGGCGACATTCGTCATCTTCAACTCTTCCCGGCCGTAGATGAGCACTGTTTCCAGGTCAGTATCTCGCCGCGGGCTGGGTCCGCGTGGACGCTTCGGCTCCTGGAGCGGCAACAAGTCGGAACCGCCGTCTGCGCCAGGCGCCGCCAACTTGATATCGTGGCAGTCTTCCAGGGCGATGGCCTCAATTTGCGCGGCGAGGATCAAGTACCCGCGACTCGTGTGCGACCGTAGTTGCGCGTCGCTTCTGTAGGCGAGCCGCCGCAATCGCCCGACCGCTTGCATGACGATTTCCCGGGCCTCTTCCGGGTGCCGCGGCACCCAGGCTCGCCGCCGTCCTGCGCTATCAGATTCCATGACAGTCACGCCGAGGCCGCCCTGAAGAGGAAGGCCCGCACCGAATCCGCACCGAATATAACCCGGCTTAACGCTGCGCACAACAGCGCAAGCGGGCGTAAGTTTTCGCGCCTGCGCATAGGGGCAAACTTACGCCCTGCGCAAGGCTGCGCAACTGTACTCTGCCCTTTCAAGGCAGCAACGAGGATTCGAATTCCTCTGGGGACGCCAATCAGATCAGTCATTTAGAGCCACCGCCTGGAGTCTCGGAGCCCCGCGCACCGAATCCGCACCGAAAACCGCTCATCCGCTTTGGCTGCTCTGTCGTAGCTCCCCGGTACCGCCCCAGGGTTATCTTGCTGATGGTCTGGGGCCACACCCCGAAGGCCTCGGCGAGCCTCCTCTTCACCTCGCCGGCCCTGGCCCGCTCAACGATGGCGCGGCAGTCTTCCTCGGTCAGCTTCGGCTCTGGCCGCGGTGGTGGGCGCTTCTTGCCGTGGTGGCGGCTGTGATCGGACAGCGAGGTCAGCTCCAGGTTCTCCAGCCGGTTGTCGCGCTTGTCCTCGTTCTTATGGTGGACATGCTCCCAGCGCTCCAGGCGTCGGCCTAGGTGCTGTTCCATGACGAGCCGGTGCTCGTCCCTGGTGGTGCCATCCTTCAGCTTGATCTTCTTGTAGCCGTAGCTCATCTATGAAGACCTACCTCCGGCCGTCTCGATCAACTTCCCGCTCCTGCGCGGGTAGATCACGTAATCCTTTCCCATGCCGTCGTGTTGAAGCGTGACGCTCGTTTGAGCAGCTACTTCTCCAGGATCAGAGGCTACGACGCTTGGCCCCTCCCAGAAGTTGCGACCCCGGTAGTGCTCTACCTCGTAGCCGTACGCCTCCATGTCCTCGACGAACTGGTTGCAGGTTTCATTGTCGTAGACCAACATCTCCTCCTCCTTTCCGAACAGGGCGGATCAGGCGTCGCCTAGATCCGCCGCGTTGAATACGAGCAACGAATCTCCGTACGAAACGCACACCGGGTCTTCGCCCAAGTTGCGGCGGCGCTGAATGTCCTCCAGCGCCTTGCCGGCCGCAGAGAAGTCTCCGAGGATGCGCGCCGTGCGCCTGAGAACATCCTCCTCTATCATCGGCATCGCGCGCAGATGATCGGGCCTGGGCTTCGTCACGCCGCCTCCTCCGGCCGCTTCGGCCGCGACGGCAGCTCCTTGCCGCTCCACTCTTCGCACCATTTCTCGGCGTCCCGCCGGAAGATGATCGGACGGCGGCCGTTGCGCGTCACCACCGGGCCGCAGTCCAGCTCGAGGAGATCGTAGAGCCGCCGCAAGGACATGCCGTGCGCCTTGGCGAACTGAGGGAGGCTGTAGACCTGTTGCTCCATGGCTCTACGCTCCGGGGGAGTCCCCGCGGGCAACGGGCAGCATCGGGAGCGGAGTCCAGTGGGTGTAATAGGGACCGCCCGGCATCGGCCAATCGTCATCGAGAGGCGTCCCCACCCAAGGCGGCTCATCGACCGGGAGCTTCCACCAAAGGACCGGGCCATCATCCTCGTGCCATTCCGCAAGCGGGCGGGCCGTAATTCGCGGAAGCGCCCCCTCGGGCTCGCCCTTGCCGAAGCGGTAGCCGAGCACGCGGCCGAACGCGTAGAGGACGGCCTGCGCGCTTGAGCTGCCGAGCCCTTCGATCCTCCACTCGCCGGTTTCCTCTCGCCAGAGCTGCACCGAAAGCCTCTCGGCTCCGTTGGAATCTCGCCAGGCGATGATCCGGTGCCGCCCCGCCCAAGACTCGAAAGGAATCACCTCTTCATCGAACTCGGCGAGGACGATAAGGGCGTTGCTCACGGCTTGCTCCCTTCTCCTGCCCCTGCGGGCGGGATGGGCAGTCCGGCTGCGATCATTTCCAGGAAGCCGAGCGCGATCGGCAGAGCTTCAAGCGTCGGCGAAATCTCCGTCGCTGCCTTACACCGGAAGTCCGGGGCGCCGTATTCGCCGTCCGTCAATTCGTCAAACCGCAACTTGCGCGGCGCGCCGAAGTCCTGCCCTAGATGCGGCCACCAATTGGCCCTGATGGACTTGGCAATGGTTGGGCTCTCGGCCTCCACGAATCGCGCCATGTACTCGCGGCAGGCCAGCAAACCGGCGCGGAAGTAGACTTGAGAGACAGGGTTATAGAGTTCTGGGTCGGGAATTCCAGCCGCCTTAATCTCATCGTGCGGATCTCGGGCCTCCTCTCCGTCCCGGAGGGGAGCGGCAAGGGCGGCTCCAAGGTGCGTCCTCAACGACACCGGGAAGAACTGGATCTCACGGTCCCACTCAACTCCGGCTTCATCGGCGAAGCGGGCGAAGCAGCAGATGCACAGGCTCTTCTCCTGAAGCCGCTCCGGTATAGAGACCGCCCATATCGAGTCAGGGACTTGGAAGCCCAAGGGAGAAGGGACGTTGCAGGCTAAGCAGACCTCGCGGAAGCCGCTGGCGGGCGGCGATTGATCCGGTTCCTCCTCCCGGAAGTCGCCTCGATTGTTCGCCATCTCCCGGCGCCAGTTCTCGACTGCGCCTTTAAGTGGATCGCCTGGAGGGCTGGCGGGTACTTCCTTGGGCTCCCCGTGGCGCCGGTGGGGCTCTCCCTCTGGTAGGAGGGCGGCTCGGGCGCGGGAGAGGAAGGCGGCGTCCGAGTCGTCCAGGTGCCAGTCTCCGCGGCCGGGATAGCCTTCGTATGCCATGCCCTTGTGCGCCTTCTGGAGGAGCCGCTCGGCGTCTTCTCTGGAGAGGAAAGGCCCGTTCGTAATCAGGAAGTGCTCGCCACAGACGAGCTGATTCCCGAAGTTGCCGCTCTGGCAGAGGGCGGGGCTCGAGCAGCCGGGCCAGGTGCAGGTATCGTCGGCAGGGGCGGGCTCTCCGAGCATGGACTCCAGAGCGCGAGCAATCCACCGTGCCGTTGTCGCCCTAAGCTGATGTCCGTCGGGATCGAATTGCCCCTCTAGCGTTCGCACCTTCTCCACCATTGCGTGCTGGCGGGCCTCCGCGGCCATCAGCCGGTTCAGGGTGCCGATGTGTTCCCGCAGCTCCTCCTTGATCTGTTCCCGGCCTACCGTCTCTCGGCGGTGCAGCTCCTCCAGCTCCGCGGCGGCTTGTTGGCCGTCGGGATTGAGGAGGAGGGTTGCGGCGTCATTCAGTCCGCAGGTGCAGCGACTCGCCCAGCCCTCAGGAGGATCAGATTCCAGGAAGATGCTCTTACAGTTCCCGACGTGCCCGCGCTCCCGCACGAGGCGGTAGAGCATCTTGTGCTGCATCCCGGAGAGGGCTCGTAGGCGGTCCCTCTCGGCTTCCAACCATTTGGCTTTCTCGGCGGCCTCCTGTAAATCGATTACGTCCGTCGCCGTAACCGCCTTAGCTATCAAGGCTTCGGATGCGGGCGGATCATCTTCTTCTCTCTCATCACCGAGCAGAAAATCGGCCCTCTCTCGCGCGTCGGCCTCATTGAGCGCTTCTATCACCACAGAGCCTTCCTCGGGCAACTCGGCGAGCCAGACGAAGAATGGAACTGTCGGGAACGAGGCCCCGAGTCGCGCCTTAAGTCGGTCCCTCTCGGCTACGACGCGCAGCAGCTCCTCCAGCAAGGGCTCAGGTACCAGAACCTGGGGAATCCACTGCCTGGGATCCTCCTCGCCGGGATAGGAAAGCTCAAGCGTCGGCTCCCCGGCTCGTCGCGTCACGCGATAGTCGTGGCGCCTTCCGGTCCAAGGTCCATGCAGGACCTCGGGCTCTATGGGTTCGTTCATCTCGAATTCCTTTCCGAAGCCTTTCGCCTTCGATAGGCCCGCTGCTCGGCGAGTCGCCGGGCCTTCCAGGCCGGGTCGGTTTTCCAAAGTCTGAGCTCCTCATGCCGCCGGCAGCGTCCGCGCACCTGGGCTTTGCGGTCGCAGCCATCCTCCGCGCATTTGCCGTAGCGCTTCCGACCTGGTCGCCGCTCGCAGTCCCCCAACTCCCGGCGGAGGATCCAGTTGACCGCCTGCATGGTGATACCGTAGGAGCTTCCGATGTCCGCCATGGTCTCAGGGCGCTCGCCGGCGGCGAACTTACGGTTACCCTCCAGCCAGCGATCTACGACCTCGCGGCGCTGTTCCGGGGTGAGCCGGACGCGAGGCTTGACCTTGAGGGATTCGACGTAGCGCACGACCGGCGGCGGCTCATAGTCGTGGCGCAGGCAGGCGGGGACAGGGCCTCGATAGCGCTCTGGCCTGATTTCGCTGGCGTGGAGCTCTCGGCGGTCCCAGAGACCGCCTACGAAGACTCTGGAGATGAGGGAGACGCTCACCGGACGTCCGCCTCCATGTGTAGCTTCGTCCGGTCGTAGAAGCCAAGGCGCTCGCAGATCCGCATCATCTGATGCGAGCGCTGGCGCTTCTCCAGAAAGATCAGCGCTCCGGCGCAGTGGAGGCTATCCTCGGTCGGGACGAAGTCGCCATCTTCGTCGTCTTGTCTCCCGGTCCTGTGGCAGTGAAACTCGCCCGAGGCGAACTCCTCAAGCCTGCGCAGGGTGAAGCCGTGCGCCATCTTGCGTAGGAACGGGCATTGGTCGCAGGGGGTGGTGAGGGTGTACTTCACGCCTCCCCTCCATTCAGAGACAGCCCCTCTGTCTTTGCTACCACGAACGCAAGGCAGACCGCCGAAAGGACCGAGGCGTCTTCAAAGACCCACGGATGATCGTCCTGCTCCGGTCCTGGCGAGAAGAGCGCTACGTCAGGCTGGAGGCCGTCGGCCTTCGCGCAGAGGGTCCAACCCCAGCCTTCGGCCGAGAGGGCTTCCAGGAGGGGTCCGGCGTGCTCCCAGGACGTGGAGTAGTGAGGCAGCAGAAGGCCATCGGGCCTCACTTCCGAAATCAGGCGCGTGCGTTCCCGGTCGAATCGAAGCGTCACGCGAAACGCGGGCGGCTCCGGGGGCGGCGCATGGCAGTCCCACCACTCGCTATCCAAGGTCGGTATTTTCCGAATCCGCCATCCGAGTACTTCCGCTACTCGCGCATCCTTCTCCCTTGAAGAGAGGGAGGGCCAGAGGGAACGGAGGTCCTGGGAGGGCATGGAGAGCTGCTCGGTCACGGTGGCTCCTCAGAACTCTTCATCCAGAGGGTCCGCGGTGAAGTCCGGTTCGCCGTCGTCGTAGGGCTCATCATCGTCGTCTTCTCGCTCCGCCGGCAGGCCGGCCGCTCGGCGCAGCGCGTCCGCCGCATTCAGCCGCTCAACTTCGCCGGCCTCGGGATCGGCCAGAAGCTCCGCAGCCTCGTGGGCCGCCTGCTTCAAATCATCGTTTGGAGACGGTGCCGGCGGCCCCCGCAATCGAGATCTCGCGGACCCGGCCGCCGAGACGCCTGTGCCTCCCCCCTGTACTGCTGAGGTAAGAGGGAGGGCAGACTCATCGAACAGAGGCAAGCGGGCGGGCTTCAAGCATCCCGGGGAGAACCAAATCCTCTCCCTGCGAGCGTTGGCCTTCCCTCTCGCGCTCCGTCCGTAGCCGCCAGACGCCTTCCAGGGGATGCATTCCCAGGATTCAGGGAAGATGGCGTCCGGGTGCTCGTATCCACAGAGAGCGATCCGGAGGAGCGGGTCCTCGCCATGCTCGACGGCCCAGCGGTAAGCTCGCCACCAGACCGACTTGCCCGTGTCGGCTTCCTCGCCATCATGGGAGTAGCAGATGGCTCGAGCATCGGTGTCGTAAGGCGGGTCCAGGAAGACGCCCGTCATTCCGATGCAGGTCGTGACCGCGGGCCCGAGGATGCGTTCGAAGTCTCCGCAGCAGACCCGCACTCTGCGGAGCCGATCCGAGAGGGCGCGCATGTACGCCTGCAGGCCGCCAGAGGATCGATGAATTGCGTGCGCCGATACGCCTTGCCCACTCCCGTGCGCACAGCCAAGGACGGGGATCTGCTGCGACCGCCTCTGGAAGCCAGGGGCGTGGATTCCCTGCCCGGCTGCGCCAGAATCTCCGCGCAAGCTCGGTACTTGGTGCGCCTGCCGCATGACGCCGCGGCCTCCCTCGCTGTGCGCCAGTACTGGCCGCTTTATGGCCATGGCGAGGCTCGGCTTGTGGACGCCCACGTTGCCGCCGTGGTGCGTGAGCATCGGGCGCTTGCGGATGATCCCCTGTCCCTGGCCATCGCTCCCGAGATGGGGGCGCTGCTCCCAATCCGGGTCGCTCTTGCGCTGCGTCCGGATGATCCCGTTCCCGTCGCCATCGCTTCCGAGGTCAAGGCGCCGGTGCTCGTTGTTGAGCGTGTCGCCGGCTCGGGGGTTGACGTTGCGGGATTTCGCGTGGGCCCCTCTCCCGCCATCCCGGCCTGCAATCGCCGGCATCCGGCCGGTCCACTCCGGCCTCGCGCACCACCCCGACCCGATCCACAAGCACTGCCCCCACACCCACCAGCCCGCGACCTTGGCGTCGTAGAAGTCCGGGTCTGTCTTGCACTGCTGTACGCGCTCTCGGGCTGTCTCAACGAGCCAGCGATGGCGGGCATGGAGGTCGCAGTTGTGGACCAAAATCCCGCCCGCGAAGTAGTTCCCGCTCAGCGTCTGGAAATTGAATACGGCTACTGGAGTTGTAGGTGATTCCCTTTGCAGCGGCAACCCTTCCTGATCGCCTGACTCACTGAGGCCTCCGTCACACCCAGGGCTCGCGAGGCGGCGGTGATGGATGGAAAGATCTGCCCGCTCTCGACGCAGCGAACTGGCTTCCTGTTGGTCGTCGTGGCCGCGATCTTCTGACGGTGCGCCTCTGTTAGGGGTTTCCCGCGGTGTGAGGCGGCCAGCATCTCGCGTTGCCATGTCGGAAGCGGTCGCCCTTTGCGGCGAGCTGACAACCTCGCTCTGGTCGCTTCGCTGTGCGTTCGCCCGGTGCCAGCTTGGCGAATCTTCTCCCGCGCCTCTGGCGATTGCCGCCTGCCGAGCATTGGCGGCTTTCGCCAGGGCCGGTACGGCACGCCGCGGCGCGCTTTCGACCATTTGCGCCGCAGCTCTGGCGATGGAACGTAACCAGGCAGGCCTTCCCCGCCGTCCGTGCGGTTCGTGAGTCGACCATCCTCGCGGTGCTTGGCAATCCAGGATCGCTCCCGCTCCTGCCATCCCTCGCCGTTGCCAACCTCGAGAACCGAATACGCCGGACGCAAACCCTCTGAGGCTAGCGAGCGAACCCAGCAATCCCGATGCGTTCGCCCGCCGGTTGCGGCGCGCGACAAATGCTCGTTGTAACGCTGCCTGCCCCGGAATGTGATCCCGATATATCGGATCTCCCCTGTGCGCGGATCGGACAGACTGTAGATTTCCCAGGGTCGCAACATGCATTCCTCCCGAAAGGCTTCCAGCCTCTATATAGCCGCTCTCCGTGGTCCACACGGGGTGGTTCGCCGTCAGCCGCAACGAGCCTATCCGAACGAAGTCGGTGGCGACGCTTTGGCGGATCTCGACAACGCTGGTCGGAACGATTCCTTCTCCGGCACTCCATCCGAAAACCGTCATGCCGGCCCGGATGTCCTCTACCGGCACTGAGCCGGACGGCGTTGCTATCAGCGTTCCGGCCGGAATGCACTCGTTTACTGGCCAGTCAGCGTAGTGAGCAACTGCATCGGGATCCGCAGCTACAGACCGCCAGAAGCAACTTAAGTAGGCGTCCGCATCGTTGACCGTCTCGATCGACGGCTCGCCCGGCCGCCCCAGGAGGACTGCCCCGCTCCCGAAGAACGGCTCAACGAAATTCCGGACCGGCCCGAACCGCTCCCAGACGAGATGCGCGACTCTGGACTTACCGCCGAGCCCGTCAGAACCATGGAAACGGAGCGCGTAGAGCTTGCGATTTCGTTACCATGGTTCTGACACCTCCTTTCTGAGATCAGTCGACATGTTTCCATGCCTTCCGGTGGACGATTCGGTGAACGTGGCCGATGGCCAGGTTGAGGCGCCGCGAAATGCTTCCCAGTGATTCGCCGGCAGAGTGGGCAGCCCGGATCGAACGCACGCCCTCTGCCGTCAGCTTGGCAGCGTGGTGCCGATCGCCGCGCTCATATCCCGCCCGCCCGTAGGTCCCACCCGGAACGCTTCGGCCCTTGCGGTGCATATCGCGGTTGTTGTCGGCTTTGGTTCCAAGGAACAAATGCTCCGGGTTGACGCAACGGGGGTTATCGCCACCTGGGCAGTCATGCAGGACGCAGAGGCCCTGCGGGATGAACCCGAACCGGAGTTTCCAAGAGATGCGGTGGGCTCGCTCTTGTACGGTGCGACCGTTGGAAACGTAGGCGAAAGCGCCGTATCCCTTGTTGCGGACGGACGCTGTCCAGAGCCAGCAACCGCCCGGAACTTTGTCTACCTTGGCCCAGAATCTCGCGAGCGTCTCTTCGGATAGAATGGGCTCAGCCATGGCGCCCTCCTCCCTGTAAGCCACGCTCCCCTCCCCCTGTAGACAGAGAGCCGGCGGCGCCCCCGTGGCGAACGTCTACGCGATCGACCGCAGCCCGGATAAATTCGATGGTTCGCTGCTCCGTCCAGCCGCTTCCAGCTCGCTCCGCCTCTTCGATCAGATCCAACATCTCGAGCGCGAAGTCTTGGCGCCATTCGGGCTCATTCTGGTGCGCAGGAAGGGCGGCCAGATATCCAGCGCAGGGCTCCCATCCTGGAGCTTCGTGGCAGTGGAAGACCGTCCCCGAGATGAGGCAGAGCTGCGCCTTGACCAGGGTCAGCTCTGACCTGGAGGCCTCCGTCCCAGGACGGAAGGCGCAGGTGGCACAGCGCCGGTCAGGCATGCCGAGCCTCCGTCAGCCGCAGCCCTTCGCGGCATCCCGCCTCAGAGAGCCGGTACAAGCGAAACGGAACGATCTCGATCAGGAGTTGCTTGCGCCAGAGCGACAGGACCGTGGCCCAAACGAACTCTCCCTTCCCGCGAGCGATCCTGAATCGTCCGAAGGCGGCGTTGCGCAAAACGGTCGCTTCCGAGCCGGCCTCGAAAAGCTGTTGGATGACTTGCTGCTGAATGTAGGTCAAGCCACTCACTGGGGAACCTCCAGGCGGGGCATCTCCCGGACTCCGGCGGGCGCCGGCGCCGGGGTTCCGTCGAGATGGAACCTCAGTCCGTGTCCTGGACAGACGATCACGCCCTCGGCGTTCGGCGGGACTTGCTTCAGATTGAAGCCTCGGTGCGGGCAGGTCCAGCAGCTTCCCAGCGGGCGGAGATAGCGCGCCAGCTTGGGCGTCAGGGACCGGCTCCCGAACTCGGGAAAATCGAACTGGCGCCGGCAGATCATGGGGCGGAGTTCGGGACCTCGTAAGATCGTCGGCTGTCTGGGGCTCGTGAATCCGCGGCCGCCGTGATAGAAAACCATTGAGTACTCGATCCCCGGCCGAGGCGGTCCCACTGTCGTGTAGTGATGGCCGTGCCGGAGCGCGGCAAGCTGAGCGTCCGTCACAAAGCGCATGTCGATGTGCCAATGAGGGTCCGCCCCGGGCAGCAGCTCGGCGTCCGTGTGAGGATCGCCAAGCAGCGGGAGCCACGATGGGCGGCGAAGGTGATGCATGCACAGGTCTCGGGTGTAGACCGCGAGCACCAAATAGCGTTCGCCTACCGCGGCCGGGTGATTCAGGTCTGCGACCTTCGTCAGGATACCCATGAGCGTTTCTCTTCAGCCCTCCGCCGGCAGCTCGCCGGCCGCGTAGTCGGGGTGCTTGCTCACCATGTGGCGTTTCAGGTTCTCGAAGGATCGGTTGCAGCAGGGGCAGACGCCCTTGCCGACTCGATTGCGGAGCTTCGTCATTTGCCCGCGGGCCGCGATCAACTGGTGGCCCAGGCGCTCCGCTTCCTCCCGCTGCACGCGTTCCGCGTTGCGGGCGAACTCCAGGCGCTTCCGCTCCGCCTCAAGCTCCTTCTTCAGGCGCGCAGCCTCCGTCTCCTTGATGGACATCGAGGGCCAGGGGCAGTTAGGGTTAGGGCAGCGGATTGACGCACCCTCGGTCTGAAACCGCTTGGCGAGCGACGCGGGAAGGGCGAACTCGATGCCGCACCCTCCGCAGGATTCAGTCACCAGTGTTTGCTCGTAGGCTAGGGCGTATCCCATCGGCTCACTCCTCCTTCCCGCCGATCTCTCGGCGGTCCACGTCGTCTTCGGCTGGGTTCTCAGTCTTGCTCCCGTACACGATCCGAAACCGCGGATTGTTGTCGTCATAGAGGATCGCGCCGTCGATCTCAACGGTAAGATCCTCCCGAGCCAGAGAGCCGACCTCGTTGCCGCTCAGCGCGTCGTCGAACATCCAGGCGAGCGCGTCCAGCTCGGACATCGTTCCCGTCTCAACAGCCTTCTGGATCTCCGGGGGGGTCGCGTTTTCGATGGCGCCCGCGATCTCGTATTCCGGCACTAGGAAGCGAATGACGACTTCGTGCAATGTGACTTCTCGCTTTCTCATGAGCCCTCCGGGTGGGTGAACAGCGACAGCACCGGCAGCTTCAAGCGATCCCGAAGGATCTGCCGAGTCAGCCGGTCTCGTGATGCCTCCAACTCCGCTCTTGGGAGCCTCCCGTTCATCGCCGACAAGGTCCTTTCGATGCGGGCGTCGATGTCTGCTCTTTCGGACGCCTCGAGGCCGGCAAGCAAACCGGTGAGCGTCTCGCTGTCGAGATCGGCCAGCGCGGCTTCTACTCCCTCCGCGTCCTGGGGCTCGCCACCGAGAGATCGAATGCGGTCCGCTACAGCCTCGCGTCCCGGAAGGCCGGGAGGCAGCAACTCGACCAAGGCGGCGAGCCGGGCGTCTACGTCGAAAGCCTCTGCTTCCGCGCGGGCTCCTGGTGCTTGGACTTCCCGGCGCAATTGCAGCTCGCGCGATCCGATCTCCGGCGGGGGAGCGGGATCCAGACACTTTCCCTTCTCGATGTAGTTGACGAGATTGGGGATGACGCCTCGCTGCCAGCGGCCCGAGAGCGACCAGGCGACGATGCCCGAGCAGAACTCCGAGACCGTCAGGCTCTTAGGGTCCGCATCGTCTGTGCCGTCCCGCCGGATCGACGGCAAGCCGAAACGCTGCGCTTGGGGCATCTCGCTTCTGCGCATGGCTGCAAACGACGCTCGCTCCCCCTCTAGCGTCTCCACCGAGTGGGGCGGGTATATCGCCAGAATGCGGTCGTAGGCTTCCTGCATCCAGACAGCGGGGTCACCCCGGAGCTCCTCGCGCGCGCCCGCGTCTTGGGTGGGTGGGGGTTCTTCTCCTTCTTTACCTTCTTTACCTTCTTCTCCTTTGATTCCTCGGTGATTCCTCGGTGATTCCTCGGTGATTCCTGGCTGCGCCCTTTCCACAGCCGGAGGTGATTCCTCGCTGATTCCTTCGCGCTGGTAACGCCTATAGTTAACAAGGAGATAGATGATTCCTTCCACGGTCTCGCGCTGGGTCCTCAGTGTGCCCATTTCGAGCAGCAGCAAGAGAAAGGCTCGGACCTTCTTTGTGCTCCACCCCCAGCGAGCGGACAGATATCGGTGGGAGGCGAGCAGCTCTCCGCGCTCGAGCTCGATAACTGTCGAGCCGACCATTTTGCGCCGGCGAGAGTAGGCGGCCATCTGAATCAGATCCTCCCTCGCTTCATGACGGGAAAACGTTCGGGCTTCCTTCCAGAATGGGTCATCGCTGTCGTACACCTTTCGTGAGATCGCGATCCATCCATGTTCGCGGTCACCCAAAATCAAGATCCTCCAAAACGTCGCTCCTGCTCTCAAGGGAGAGCCGGAGGGGACCCGCGGAAGACCTCCCTCCGGCGCTCGGCTTCAGATCAGGAACTCCTGGCCAGCCTCGCTGCCGCTGCCGGACTCGGGCTCCTTCGGCTCCTCGGATTCGGCGGCTGGTGTCGTAGTTGTCTGTTCATTCATGCGGGGGCTCTCCTTTCGTTCGTGTAAGAACCGGTGAGGGGTCATCCCTGCGCCGGAGAATCGACAGCATCCGGCTGTGACTCCTTGAGAGCCAGCAGCTTCTCGCGCGTACCATCCAGGCCGCCCAGGGCGGCATCCACCAGCTTCGCCCGGAAGGACGCGATCGCTTCCGCCTTGACCTCCTTGGCGATGCGTTCGATGTCCTCGGTCTCCACGTTAGCCGTGGAGGTGATGAGGTAGAGCGCCACCAAGTCGCTGGCGCTCAAGCTGAAGAGCTTGGCGAAGCTGGGACGGCGGCGCTTCTTGTCAGCGGGCTGAGAAGCCGCAGCGCTGGCGGCTCCCTCGGGCCTTGGCAATCCTTTGTTTCTTGCCATCGGTGATCTCCTCTCCTTTCAGCGTCCTGCCTTCCGGCGGACGGTTTGAAGTTGCACGACATTTCGCAGCTCGCGCGCCTGCCGCTTCTCCTTGCGAAGGGAGAGCCGCACGAAAAGGAACCGCAAGAGCGCCAGCTTCTCGGGTGTTGTGGGGCAGTCGTGGGCTCCGCGCACCAAGCTCTGGCAGCCGGAGCAGCGAACGAACTCCCGAGAGACCGGCGAGGTCCGCAAGCGGGCCTGGATCTCCTCCAGGCTCGCCTCCTCGGGCTCGAAGAAGTGGAGCAGGCGGCGGATCATGAGCGAGCCTCCGCCACCTTGAACTCGATCCCCCAGACCCAAGGGTTTGATTCAAAGGGAGCGCGATTGCCGTTGATCCGATTCCAGGCTTCAGCCCACGCCTGCCGCAGGTAGGCGCACTCGCTCGTGCAGAAGCCACCGGGAAAGTCGTGCTCCGGGCAAGAGACGCCTTCCGCCCGAATATCGTAGCAGCGGATCTCCTGAAGCCTCTGGACTCTGACGCCGGTCACCTCCAGGGTGAGGCGCGAGGCCCAGCGGGGTAGGTGAATCGGGGTGCGCCACGGGCCGAACGAATTCCCCGTTTCACCATCGTGGAGGACCGTGCGGCTGGTGAGCGGCCCAAACAGATGGCGGGGGGGTTGCGGATGCGGCAAGACACCGAAGCCTTCACGAAACTGAATCGTCCAAAACTGAGCATTCTTCAGCCCGTGGTTGATGCTCGCGACCCGCCATGTCTCGCGCACCCAGAGGCGATCTCCAGGCCGCCCATAGGGGTTGTCGTAATGAACCCCGAAAGGAATGGCAATATTCACTCCATAGGGCGGCGGGTTTACGTGTTCTCCGGGATGCGCCGCCGCGTATTTGGCGACCGCTCGCGCATAGGCGCCACCCTTGTCCCACATGAGCGCCGGCATAATGGTGACCCCGCCTGTTTTCTCTTCCGGCATCTCTACCGGCTGAGGCTTGACGATCCTCCGCGTCTGCGTCTTCTCACCCGCCAAGATCGCCCGCACCATGGGGCCGGAAAAGATCACTGGGCGTTCGACAGGTGCCGCTGCTGATGCGGGCATACGCCTCCATTCAGAGCCCTACCGTGATTGCAGTTGGCGCAGAGGATTCGGTATTTCTCTTTCGGCCACCCAAGCCGCTTCAAGGCCGCCAGTAATTTCGCTCCGGTCTTGTGCTCTCTCCTGTGCGCAGCCCCGTCGTTTTCGGTGTGGTCGAGTTGCAGAAAGAGTGGCTCAGATTCTCCGCAACAGAAGCAACGCCCACCATAGACGGCCAGGAACTCGGCCCGCAGCGCGGCTCGATACTGAGCCGACCAACCCGCGTTGTACCGATTCACGTGTTCCGCGTTGGCTCGCCGGTACTGACGCTGGCGATCTCGGTGAAGCTCAGCGGCAGAGGCGTAGGTAGCTCGGCGCCGCGCGTTGATCGAGGCTCGGTTGCGCTCTTTGTAGCGATGCTGCGTCGCACGTAGCTTCTCTGGATCACGAGCAGGCATTAGCACCCCTCCTCCGCTGAAGATGATCGGTCGCTCAGCCACGGGGAGCCTCCCGGGTGACGCACACCTTCGCCCCGCAGAGCGTCACGCTCACCGGGATCTCGTTGCGAATGAAGGACCTCACTAGCCGAGCCGCAACGCTTGGAGAGAGGATGGCGGAGGCCGTCTTCAGCTCGGGCATGCCCCCTCCTCTCTCAATGCCGCCAGGGGCTCAAGCCTTCTCACCCTAACCTGGACGCTCGGCGCCTCTCCCTGCGCAGCGATGATCTTTTCGACGGTAGCCCGCGCTACTTGTGAGTCATCAAGCCAGAGGACCCCCTTCGCGGCGTCCTTGATGGCCTTTAGGATGTTGTCGCCGTCGGGCTTCTTCGTGTGCCAGCGGCGGGGGCGGGAATCTCGCTTCCGCCAGTCCGTCTTCGGGCAGGTGAAGTAGGCGAAGACAGCGAGCTCGACCGGGCCGTCGGGAACCAGAGGAGATGTCAACTCGTACCGGGCCAGAGTCGTGCGCATATGCTCTTGCGCAGCGGCCTTCCAGTTCCGGCTCTTGGCGGGATCGTAGGCCGCAACACCCTGGCGCCCGTCGCCTGCGCGCCAGATGCGGAATTTCGTACGCCCCTGAGCGCAGGGCTCCCCTGGAATGCGGATCCAAACCTCGCCGCTCATCGGGGCTCCTTGAGCAGCGCTCGCCGCCGCCTCGCAGCCTCGCGCTCGTCGTCTGTCAGCGAGGGATCGAGCAGGTTGTAGTCTTCAACGAGCAATGCGAGATCCAGCGCATAGAGCCCCTGGAACTCTGCCGTCCTGCCCTCCTGTTCGGAGTGGTGAAGCTCGCAGGCCGGGAACAAGCTGAACCTGTCGCCATTGCAGCCGCCCATGCCTCTTGGGATCAAGTGACAGGCCACGATTCGCCCCATGCAGGGGATCTTCAGGGTGGGATGGGCGTGCTCCTCGACGACGCAGCGGCGGGTCCGAATCCAGGCGCCGTGCTGGCCGAAGTTGCGTTCCTCCAGCTTGGCCCGCCGCTCCTCGTTGACCTTTTTCATCGGGAGGGGACCCTTCTTCAAGGAGACGGGCTTCTCCAGGTACTCGCCGATCTCTCCGATGGCGCGGCTCACGGCTCCACTCCCGCAAAGAAAGAGAGGATTTTTCTCGCAAGGCTCGGATATCCTTGGTCGGTGACGAACTCCGCAATGTCTCGCACCCTGATCTCGTCTGCGGCGGCGATCTGCTCAAGGTCTTCTTCGGGCTCTAGCTGTCTAAGCGCTGACGCCACGGCTTCATGGAGAACCAACGGCCCGAGCTGGTCAAGCTCAAGGTGCGCGCCAGGATCATTTTGATCGGGGCATCGAGGGCAGACGATACGGAAGCGGTTCACGACCTCTTCCTCCCCGGCGATTTCGGAGCCTTGTAGTCCCGGATGGCTGCTAGGATCTCGGTTTCTGGTTTGGAGGTCAGATCCAGAGACCCGCCAGCGAGGGCCTCGAGCTGGGCGGAATCGAGCTTCTGTCGGTCGGCTGCGTCGCGGATGCGGCGCTTCGCTTCAGGGCTCAAGCGGGAGGTTGCTGGCGGCGCACCTTCGCCATGCAGGGCTTCGTCCAGCAGCTCGTCAAAGTGCTCTGGTGAGCCGTTGATGGGGTCGGAGACGTCCGGCTCATCGTCAGCCGACTCATCATCGAGCGGCTCAGGGCGCGGGGCAGCGCTCGGCTCTCGGTGCGCGTCCTTGAACTTCGCCAGCGGCCCCTTCGGTTCGTCCCCGTTCTCTCCGGTGACGCTGTAATCGATGTCAATCGAGCCGTCGTCGGGCTGGCCCTTGCCGGCCTCACCCTGGGCGTCCAAGGCGAACGGGCGCGCCGCTTCGCCCTCAAACGGTCCGCGCCGGCAAGCGTCGGCGATGGTGGTCTTCAGAGCCATCGCGGCCGGGTCCGTAGCCCACGCAACCTGCGGGCCCTGCCCGCGAGCCTTGTGCCGCAAGATGTCCGGGAGATACTTCACCATCGGTATGGAGAAGCCGGTCCGAAGCTCAAGAATCGTCCAGCAGGCCACGATGTCATTTAGGGAAGCCGGCCATCCCTCCGGGCTCGGCTCGTGCTCAAGACGCCAATTACGACCATCCTCCCAAACGAATCGATCTTGTTTCGCAACCACGTTGTACCGCACCGCCCCCATGAGCGGATGCCGGTAGGCCAGGGCGAGACAGCCTTTCCATCCCAACTGCACACAGGCCACGCCTTTCCGGGGAATCAGCCAAGCTTGCCCGAGAGCCGGATCGGGAGACAGTTGCCACTGCGCGATCCGCATGACGCCGAGCAACAGGGAGGCCCGAGTCGTCTTCTGCGTGTCAAGCAGGTCGGGGTTCTGCCGGCAGAGCACCAGGATGGAGCCGCAGAATCTTTCGATCGGCATGTAGCGGCCGAGGAGCGACTCCAGCCGAGCCATGTTTGGACCGTGCGCCAGCATCTTTCGCACGTCTAGGAGGGCGCGGTCCACGGGGGCGATCTGATTGGCGTCGGTGGTAGCCATCAGAAGGCCTTCCATTCGGAGTCAACGGCGGTCTCTTCCTCGCCGATCTGCCGGAGACGCCGATGCCCCGCTTTGTCAGCCTTGTAGGAAAGCTGCGTGCCGTCCGGAAGCAGCGCGAAGGTGGCCTCGCCGATCATCTGGGCTAGTTGGTTCTTCGCTTCCTCTTTGAGTTGCGAGTGGGACTTCGCGGACTCGCGCGCATTCCGGTACTGCTTCCACCAGAGGATTCCGTCGTCGCCGAGAGTCACCGTCTTGCCGTCGTCCTTGGCGTAGCGGGCGAGGATCGCTTTGGAGGTCACGTCCTTGTAATCGGCCGGGATGTCCTCATTGTCCAGGACCGAGCGCCAGAACCGCCGATAGGTGGCCATGAGGACGTGGCGGACCTCGCCGTCGGCGAGCTGTTCGGCCCAGACTGGCGGCTGCCCTCCGAGGGATGCCACCATGTAGCCGGGGCGGACGCCGGCGACGAGGAGCTGGTGCTGCAACTGCAACGAGTAGATGAGCGGCGGCTCTTCCCGCCAGTGCTTCGCCATCCAGGGGGCGGCGTTCTTCAACTCGACGGGACCGACGAGCGCATCCTGGATTAGGTCATTGCCTGCATCGGAAAACATCGGGCCTGGCGCTTTGGAATCACGGAAGAGCCCCGCTGGGAAATGCACCCAACTGCGATCCCTGAGTCGGCTGCGAAGAAGGATGCGGTCAAAGGTTGCCGACAGCGGCACTCCATCCACCATCCGAAGCGCGACGGTGTAGTCGCCGGGGTCCACCATTTCTACTTCAGCATTGACTCCTAGCACCCGCTTCCAGTAGAGGTTCTCCTCCTTGACCTGGAGACGCTCCCACCACCAGCAGGCGATCTCGTCTTCACGGCGCCGGTGCCATTCCAGCTCTTCGGCTCGGTCGAGGTCCTCGCTCATGACTGGCGAGAGACCGCGCTTTGAATAGTTGAGCGTCAGCGGAGAGGCCCAATTCGACTCGCCCATCAGGGCTGCGGCGTCCGAAGAGCCGATTGAGAATCGGCGAGCCTCGAGCCACGACTCCCGGTCGGGATACCGGACGAACTGAAGCTCCGTCGTGGCGACCACAGGCGGCGTAAGGCTCGGCGCGATCATGACGCCTCCGGTTCCTCGCGCATCGCGTCGTCGAGAAGCGATAGGCCGGCTTCAAGGGCTTGCTCTTCTTCGGGAACCATCCCGGCGTCCTCGGCCGCTTCCGCCATCCTTTGAAGCTCCTGGTCTAAGAGGTTGCGGACTCTTGGAGGAAGTCCTTCGTCGGGGAGATCGGAGACGGCGGGGTCGGACGGCTTACCGCTGATTACTTCCCGGCCGCGCAGCATGTCGGCCAGCACCTCGGCGAATTCATTGGGGGGCGACGCCTGGATCTCTCTTCCAAGGGACGCCGTGCTCAGGGCTTCGATGTACTGCGCTACCGATTCATGGATGGAGCAGGCCGCAAGGGCGATCAACTCCGAGGCGTCATCCAGCATGCCAGCGGCGATGAAGTCCCGACCCACTTCGGTCAGGCGCGGACGGCGTGCATCGGGGGCCGTGTTAAGATCTTTGATCGGATCGGACATGAGCTATCTCCTCCTGTCTGGTCAATGGCCCCGGGTACCCGCCGGGGCCGCAGTTTTCTAGGCCCGCTTCGATTTCTTGTCTGATTGCGCTTGCTCACCGCGAAGCACTGCCGCCTGGGCTTCGCGGCCTCCGAATGACGCCTGAATCAGCGCCTCGGAGGGGTTGCAATTCCGATCCTCCCCGCGTCTTGGACCGCACTTCGCCACGCGGGCTTCATAGACAGCCGTGGCCCGATCGGCCGGCCGTCCGTCCTGTGTGTAGGTCAACATCTCAGTTCACCTCCTGCTTCGATTGCGGCTCCTGGTCTGGCCGTGAGAGCGCCGCTATCCAGAGGCCGGCTACGATCCAGACCGGACCCAAGGTGACGGCCACTATCCCGAGAATCTCCAGGAAGATCTTCACGCCGCGCCCTCCAGGAGAGGCAAAGAGGAATCCGCCCCAGGCGTCTCATGCCCGGGGCGGGCGTCGTAGTCGGTCCGTCTCTCTCCTTTCTGGAGAGGATTCCGTCTCTCCGGGCGCGCCTGAGCGGGAGCGACTGCGACGCCGGACGGTGAGGTCCGGGGAAGGAGGGCTCGCTCAGAAGCGCCCGCAGAGGCGGATGCCGGCTTGCAATCAGGGCAGAAGTGGAGGACGCGGCCTGACCCGGGCTCGCGGGCTTGCACCCAACCGAGAGCGCGGACCGCGGCGTCCGTCAAGTCGATGGCCTTGAATTGGAGAGGAGGGCGCCGGCAACCCTTGCCGTTGCAGTCCACGAAGTAGACGGTGCGGATGCTCACGTCTCCACCTCGGGAGCCGACACTTCAACCGCTAGGGCGTCCACTTCGTTGACCTTGGGCACGGGAATTTCGGCGGTGATCCAGACGAGGTGAGCGCAATCGCCGGGATGCTCTTCAAGTCCGACCCATGCGGTCTCCCTCGCCATGGTCGGATCGAACGGCTCCGAACCGAGCTTCCACCCCGCTGCGCTCCACTCGCCCAGGTTGTTGACGGCGACGGCAATTCGAATGCGGGCGTAGATGCTCAACTCTCCACCTCCACCAGCTCAGGCCGAGCCTTAGCGAACAAGAGGGCAGAATCGGGGAGATTCAGCAAGGTGTGCTCACCGAAGTGTTCGAGGGCCGCAAAGTCGTACGCCCGGGCCGCTTCGACCTCCGAGGCGAACCGTTGCCGAAAGAGCGTCCTTTTCTTGCCCTGATAGAGCCTCGCCAGCCAGAGATTCCGAGAGCGGTCAAACGTCACGCCCTTAAATCGCGATGCCCCTTGCCGAGGGGGGCGGGCATTCGCCGCATTGAGGCTGTAGGTTGAGGGCCGGATGTTGCAGCGACGGTTGTCGAGGCCGTTATGGTTCCGGTGGTCAACCAACTGTTTGCGGGTGGATTTGAGGAGGCGACGGTGTAAAAGGCCGGCGCGCGACTGGATGTACTGCAACCCGGAAGGCGTGCGCAGGATGTACCACACACATTCGAGCAACTCGGGAGTCAAATCGACCTGAGATACGACGCCGAATAGGCCCTCTCTCAGGGGGAGCAAGGCATCCACAGAGGGGTCGAACGGGGGTTGTAGGTTGGAGATCATCATCGCTCTTCCCTGACAGCGGACAAAAAGGCCGCCCCAGCGATTCCAGGGCGGGTAAGGAGACTGTCCGTGGAGGGTCCGTGCGGCCCCTCCAGGGGCTCAACCGATGGTGCGCGGTGCTCCGCCTCAAAGCCGGTTACCCCTCCAGGGGGTGCTGCAAGGGCGGGTGCGTTCGATTGAGTCCCTGCAAAGGCCCGGGCGGCTTCGATAAGATCAGGCGTCGAGATCAGTCCCGCGCACCGGCAGCACAGCCGGACGCGGACGCCTTCGATCACGGTCTCCTCGATGGAATGGCAGGGTCTCGGGTCGTCCTCGCTCGCTGGATAAGCGATCGTCCCGAACTCCTGGAACAGGGCGCGGCCCGGTTTCACACAGGGGCAGGAGTCCTCAGCGTGAGGATTTTGAAGCTCGGGATCATGGCGGGCGCCGCCACATCCCAGGCGCATCAGACCGTAGCAGTCGAGCACGGGCGGCGCCTGGAGCTCTCGGATCTCCTGGGCTGCCTTCGACCGGCTCTCTACTTCAAAGTAGTGACCCTCTCCGCAGACGTAGAGCTGACGGCCAAAGCACTCCACGCGCAAAGGGCCGAAAGCTATGGGCGGTAAAGTCGGCGGGGGAGCCTGGGCCTTAGCCTTGCCGAACAGCTCCGCATCGGAGGAGAGAAGGCCCTTCTCAGGGTCCCATCGGTAGGAGCCGGGGGCGAAGACCTTGCGGGCGGGGCGCTGGGCGATCATCGTAGACCTCCCGCCGCCTCGATTTCTTCCTTGGTAAACGGCCCGAAGTTTCCCGGCTTGCCGTCATCCTCTCCGCAAAGGCGCCACCATTCCAGGCACATCTCACAGCGGCAGTCGCCCGAGTGTTGGGTAGCCTCTTCCAGGATTTCGATGTCTCGCTGCGTGAGGTTCACCGTCCACCTCCCACCACCACGCTGGCCTTTAACGGGCGGCCTCCCGCTGGACAGTCGCCGTCAGCGTAGGATCGAATGGTAATGCGCTCCAGCAACCTCGGATG